CAGGCTCCGTGGGTGGTGGCGAAGCAGGAAGGACGCGATGCCGATCTGCAGGCGATTTGCTCTATGGGCATTAACCTGTTCCGCGTGCTGATGACGTACCTGAAGCCGGTACTGCCGAAACTGACTGAACGTGCAGAAGCATTCCTGAATACAGAACTGACCTGGGATGGTATCCAGCAACCGCTGCTGGGCCATAAAGTAAATCCGTTCAAGGCACTGTATAACCGCATCGATATGAAGCAGGTTGAAGCACTGGTGGAAGCATCCAAAGAAGAAGTGAAAGCCACAGCCGCACCGGTAACTGGCCCACTGGCTGACGACCCGATTCAGGAAACTATCACCTTTGACGACTTCGCCAAAGTTGACCTGCGCGTGGCGCTGATTGAAAACGCAGAGTTTGTAGAAGGTTCTGACAAACTGCTTCGCCTGACGCTGGATCTCGGTGGTGAAAAGCGTAATGTCTTCTCAGGCATCCGTTCCGCTTATCCAGATCCACAGGCACTGATTGGTCGTCACACCATTATGGTGGCTAACCTGGCACCACGTAAAATGCGCTTCGGTATCTCTGAAGGCATGGTGATGGCTGCTGGCCCCGGCGGGAAAGATATCTTCCTGTTAAGCCCGGATGCTGGTGCTAAACCTGGCCACCAGGTTAAGTAATTAAACAACCTCTCTTCGCAATGCCCGGCAACACGCCGGGCATTTTCATATAGACACAATCCCTTCTGATTTACACAGTACCTAAAACAATTTGTTTTCTGCCTTTTGTTGATGGAGATAATAAACCACATAAGAAAACAACTTGTTTTGGAGTGGTTGAAATGTTGAACATTACCCAAGCCTACCAGGTGGCATTGATCAGCTCATCTCATACATCAGAGGAAGATGCTCGCCGATTCATGATCGCAAGCAATGAGCTGGATTGGGTTTCACAAATTGAGTACGGTTGCATTGTCCACGCCGGGTTACAGGACGATGACTGGAAAGATGAGTTGCGTCGATATGGTATATCCGAGGGCGCGATTGCGAACATTCAGAAAGTACTTGATGTAGGCTTTGACTCTGTACATTTTGATTGTGGTGCACCGGTCGTTGAAGGGCTAGAGTGCTGGCAATGGTAATCCGGCAATCGCTTCATACTAGACAACGGAGAATTTATGCTTAAAGAAGACTCATATCTACTAAAGGCGCTTGAAATGCGTGGCGTTGAACCTACAGTGAAAAACGCTCACGATATCTACCTTCAGTTTTCACCGGAGCTGAAACGGTTCATAAATCAATACGGGGTTAATGACTCAAGTGTTAAAGCAATGATAGATGATGAATTAGACCATCTCATCTAATCGTTTCCTATGATAATGGTTTTCACTTTGAGATTGTTATTTTTCATAGCTAAAGCTGATGTTTGTGGAAGGTGGATTGATAAACGGATGCGTATTTAGGTTATACAAGTGAGAAAATTGATAATATATAAACGCGATTTTTATGTGATGGAATGGATGTGATGGAAACCCAGAACCAACAAACAAAACCTCTGAATAACATTTATGCGTGGATTCTAGCGTTCATGCCTTTCTTCTTTGGAGTATCGCCGGAAGAGTATACCAATTACGCTATTATAATTGGGGGTGTAACTACCATCGGTTTGTTAGTAGCTGACAGAATGGCTCTATCGGAGTCTGGCTGTGAACCACCTTCAATTCTATGGGGGGTATTCCTCCTGCCTGTCTATCTCTGGAAGCGCGCGACTATTACAAAAGGCAGCAGAGTGCCATTTATCATAATCGTTGCGTCGCTGGCTTGGATTATCTTCATCGGCATCCCACACAAGGACGAGGTTGCTCTTGAAGAAGCAGCCTGCCCTCTCGTGACAACTATTCTGAAAGAGAATAACGGTTCGACTGCACCAAAATGTATGAAGGTGACAATAGAGGACAAGGTGACGGATAAGTTCTATAGAGCAACGGCTACACTAGACAATGGTAATGACATTAACATTACTCTGGAACTTACCGGCGACAGGAACTTCTACGTCCGTGTTCCAAATGTTTATCTGAACAACTAACGGTTGCAACTTATTGATAATGGCGGTCACAATTTGATTCTTTTCTATAAGAACCCGTTGATCGCCACTACTCCCCTCCCATACCAGCAATCACATCATTAAATATCAATAGGTTATGGTTGTTTATACAAATAAGAAAACAACTAAATAACAGATCAACGAAACGTCAACGCTTTCACCCGATTTGGTCTAAAAAATTGACGTTTTCACACATCACTTCTTATACCCGTAACTCTACGCAGCAGACAGCGCCACAGCGTCCAATTTTCACCACAGACGACCCAACACACTACCAACAAAAACACACGCTCAAAATCGCTCCCGTTGCGTTACACAACCATATAAACAACTTATTTTCAGGCATAACAAAACAACTAAATAACACACATGCCATTTCCAAAAACAACCAACCTCTTTATGGCAGGCTACCGAAAAGACCCACCTCTTCTCCCCAGTCTACCGAAAAGACCCACCTCTTCTCCCCAGGCTACCGGACAACCAACCTAACTTTCACAGGCAATCCGAAAACATTCATACGCGCGATACCCACGATACGCCATTCCCCAAACAGCGAAGAAACACCAGAATCACTGAAACCCCAACGAAGCCTGTAACCGCAAGGATTCTCTCAATCCCAAAAGACACGAAACAGAACAATCACGGGAAACGCCATTACCCAATACACGAATAACTACAAAAGCCTTTCACACACTCCAGACAAACAACTCAAACACAACAACGAAAGGAATCGCCCACCTGCCATTACTCCATACACGGAGAAGAACAATCACCAAAACGACGAGAACACCCCATAGAAGAACCACCGCAAAACGAACGAAACCACATACACCGACAGAGAAAACAACACACCCAATTCACCAACAGAAATAGTCGCCGTATAGAACATTCTGGAAGGAGTGAGCATTAACGCCTATAGAGAGGTTGAGACAGATAAAACACAACATGTATAGCGAAGAAGCCAGGTATGTATAAGTGGGGAGGGAAGGAGGGGTGTCGCCTCCTTTTTCGTATTTATTCAACTCCTGATTTTATCCCCCGTAACACCCCTACGGTCAGCCTTCGGTCCATACAGGGAAAAGGCTGCATCCCGCTACAGAAACGGCTGGGTTGCCTTCGGGGAACGGCTGGAGGTTTTCAGGGAAACGGTCGAGTTGCCTGTGTGGATTTCGGGAAAAGGCTCGATGCCGGTTCAGGAACGGTGGCGTACCGGTATAGCGTGAGGGAGAGTTGCGGCTGTCCACCTGTAATGTGCGGGAAGAAGAGAGGCGCTCACGTGCAGGCGAACTTACTTACCGCTGGATTCCCTCTGAATGCCCAGCTACAGCGTAATTGTGCCAGACAGTCAGCGGGTCACAATCGATTTCAGTAGGTTTTCGGGGAGAGGATTATTCTGCCCACCAGCCCCGCGGCGCGCGTAGAGCAGAATATCGTAAATACTGGCTCTCGTGTCGTTCCCGGATATTCACTGCCAAGCCTGGCTTTCCCGACATAAAATCCTTTTTCGCCTTTGTCTTATTTCGATAATAACACCAACAAGTAAACAACATATTTAGACGTTATAGAAACGAAGTGAGGATGAAGAGATGATTAAGATGCCTGTGACGGTTGAGGTGTGGGGCGTGGATTCCCTGGCTGAGTGTCTGGATGCAGTGGGGCCGGAGTTGTACCGCAAGTTGTGGTCGTTCGTCCCGGCAGAAGGGGAATCGCCCAAAGGGAAGGATATCTGGCACCTGCTGAGTGAAGATGAAAAGCGGGAGCTGGTGGGCGCGGTACACAGCGAGTTCCCGGGCGACGAAGATTAAGAGTGAGGCCACCAGCACGGTGGCTTTTGTCGCTATTAACCTCCGGGCAGCGCAGCACCGTAACGATATACTTTGTGGCCGTTTTCTTACTGGTATTGTTTACGCAATTCAGAAAACAACATGTTTAAGGATTGCGTTATGTTTGCAAATATCGACATCAACCAAATCAAGAAAATGACTCAAAAAGAGTTTGACCAGTTTTATGAGTTAGAAGGTTGGTCTTCCACTCTGATCAATTCGCGGTGGGTGCTTGAGCTGATGACTCGTGATGACGCACCTGCTTTGATGATTTGCGACATGGGTGAAGATGCTGACTTTATGGATATGAGCGAATTTTGTGTGGACACATACAACCGCAGCCAGAAGTACTACTTCACATGCGATAGCGAAAATGACGTGATTTCTAAGATCTATCTTCACCTCGTCCAGCATTGGGACGTTCAGGAGTTTCTTGAGGTATTCGCGTAATCACAATCAAAGCCAGCATTGCTGGCTTAACTTAATCTGTAGCCGCAGGGAAGAACCTGCATATCGCTCATGCGCCTGATCAATATGCTTTGTAGCCGTTTTCTTACTGGTATTATTTACGCCATTGAGAAAACAAGTTGTTTACGGAGTTGTGATGAAAAAATCATTGGTTCTTGGTCTGGACAAAGACCAGAAGAGAAAAGAGAAGCCTGCGCTGGTTGCTCAATTAACTTTGCTGGACATCGTTGCCAATGGAACCTCTATTCGTCTGTTCCGTGAAACAGCGGTGTCTTTCGATAAAAACACCTTTACTCGTTATGTAATGAATGTTCGTCGCCAGCGTGGAAAAGGCTGGGTGGCATTTCAAAGAATGTGGCCGGAACATCAGCTCGAACTGGCTTTGATGGAAGTTAACCGCGTGGCCCAGCAAGAGATTCAGAGAGCATCAGTGATGGCAATAGCCTGATAATGTGCAAGTGGTAATTAGTCGACCGTACGACAGCCCCGCCATCCTTACGGGGCTTTTTTGTATTGTAAGTACATACTTACGATCATAGAATAGAAAAATAACCAATACACTACGGAGAGTGAAATGACCGTTAAACGCGAAAAACTGACAGTTGATGTTTACTATGCCTCTGAAACCGCCGAAGGTAAGAATGTGGCAAAAATCACCGTTGTTACGTACAACACCGAAACTGGTGCCGAAGTCCAGGCCAGTACGATCGTGCGTAAAGGTGATGCCTCCGGCGGCGAGTACGCGACTCAATACCAGTCTATTTTCGATGCAACTGACCCGCTGCTGCTGAAAATCGAGAACTACTTCCGCCAGGTTGATGAAGAGGTGTTTGAAACCATGATGAATATGGTTAACACCGTATTCGCCTCCAGCCTGAATACCAACACTACCTGGATTGGTCAGTACGGCCTGCGCATTACCTCTGGCATTCCTGCCGACACCTTAATCCCTGAAAGCGTATTCGCTTAATCCTCTTTAAGTGGCGCGTAAACCGCGCCATTTTATTAAGCCCGATAACAATTTGTTTTCTGCCTTATCTGATTTGTGAAAATGATTTCACTGAAGCAACTTAATAAGGAAACCATCATGGGACTTGATATCTATATCGAGACACAGCCTAAAAACGATCTGAATAACGAGGCATCCAGAAAGCGGGTTGCTTACTTCCGTAAGTTCAATGCGCTCGTTGGGTGGATGGAGCGCAACGTAGGTGAAGTCGAAAATTGTGAGCTTTTAGAATTAACGATGAATGACATTTGTTTTCTGAAGGCTCATTTGATGCACATAAACGAAAGTAATTGCGAAGAGTACTTGCCTACCCGGGAAGGTTTTTTCTTCGGCAGTCAGGAGTACGATGAAGGTTACTGGCATGATGTGGGGCAGTTGAAAGAGCTTGTGGAAGATCTGATTAAGAACCACGACTTTCACAATAACAGACTGACCTTCTGCGCCTGGTGGTAAATATGGGCGATTTCAAGAAACGCCTGAAGGAAAGAGCCGAGATGGTCAGAAAGCAAAACGCCTCTTCTGTCATCAGATACGCAAGGCAGTTTAGTCGCAACAACAAATCAGTTGAGGAAAAGATCCTTAGCGTAATCGGGCGATAATTATTAAGGCCACCAGCGTTGGTGGTCTTAAATAACTTTTAATAACCGAAGGTTAGTTTGAAACCTGGCTATCAACTTCCAGAACCTTTCTTGTGTATTCAGCCTGTATTAACTTCTTTTATGCCTTATCTACACTGCGATAATTACACCAACAAGAAAACAACATGTTTACGCAGTGAGGATATGCTCATGACTGATTTCACCATTACCCCTAAAGCACAAAATGTATTCCTTGAATCATGGCTGGACTTGCCGGAAACAGAACAGCAAGAAATGGATCATGTGGATTATGACGAGCAGGTAAGCACGCGATTCTTCCACTTTGAGGGCTGCGTTTACGACATTGCCGACTTCATGCGAGATGACCGCTTCCCTGAATGGCACGCAAGCTATCCACTAAACGCCTTTGCCATGCTGATGATCCGTGTGGATGATTCAGGGGATACCATCGACATCGGTCTGCTCCACTAAAGATTAAGGCCACCAATGCTGGTGGCCTTAAATGACCATCCTGTTTCCCGCAGGCTAAAAACACCAACCTCTTACCTCCAGGCAACCGACAAACCCACCTGTTCCCGTCCGGCTACCGCAACTTTCCACTTTGACGCCTTATTCGTACAACGATAATTAACACCAACAAGAAAACAATTTGTTATTTACGATAAGGAATTAATCATGAATTTTATCGCTACTGTAAACGCACCCGCACATGGCAATATCGCTGTAACGTTCTCTGACATTGAAAAACGAGTACTTGGTGCATGGCGCGACAATGAGACGGTAGAACTGTCAGCACAAGAAAAATGCATTATTGCACGCGACATCATTGGCAATCGTCGTTACTCGCGGGTATTTGAGAAAGCGTATGTGGTAAATTCTGGGTTCGGAACGTTCGTCTTTCCGGTGCGCTCAGGGCGATTCTGCCAGTCCAAGCTGATTGAGTTCGCTACGCAGATTTCTGTCTGGATTAAAACTCAATCGTCGTTCAAATTTTCCGACGATGAAGCAGTATCGCAGGGGATGCGGATCGCCAACAATGCGATTAAATGCAAAAACATTACGTATACCGCTGGCGTTGACACATGGAAACTGTTTTGCGCTAACTTTATGCTGAATGTATACGCAAGCAACCGCATCCACATCCTTGATGGCGTGTAACTGAGAAGAGGGCCAGAAACGGCCCTTTCTCTATAGCCACCAGCTGCCGCAGGGAAATTTTCAGAAACGGCGAGGAACGTATTCATGAGCCGACGGGAAACGGCCAGGATTTTTTCGGGAAACGGCTGCATTCGCCTTTATGTAGAAAAAACATCGGGAAGCTGGTGGAATCCAACCAGCGGTTGTCGGACAGGCGAGCGGGGAAAATTATGATGACTTTCGTCGCCTGAGACATCCAGATTTCTTTCGTAGCGTAATCACATACGTGATTAAGTGGTGTGATTATGTGAAAAATCACGCGCACATAATACGCGAGCGGATACAGAACAACACAAAATGCCGATCCGCGCCGACAAATAAACGCGGATCACATAGCAAGAATAAAAGCCAATGATTAGCCATACGTTATAGCGCAATATAACGCATTTTAAGCGCGTTAATGTGCTAAGTAATGGGTATGTACTGGTAAGGATATAAAAGCGCGTCTATGGCGTTATTTTGGCGCTTATTTTTATGTTGTTGGAGTGAGTTAAAGACAATAAAAAACGCGCCAATGATGGCGCGCTATGGTGGGAGTATTGGAAACGAAAAAAGCGCCCATAGTGGGCGCTCGATTTTATTTGTGTAAACTGATTTTAAATCCCATTTCTACAAACGCTTTTAACATTAAAAATATATCAGCGTCGTTGATTCCAATATCCGAACGCTCAATATCATTTAATAAATCAATTTTACGCGTTGTTTCATCGATAAACTCGACTGAGCGCCCAGCGTAACCAGCGATCCCAGCGATGCGATTAACAAAATATTCATTGCGCACGTTAACGCCAGCGATAAGAACAAACATGATAAAGCTCCTTTAAAGCGCCCATAGTGGGCGCTTGATTCCATTAATTACGCTTTAAAAGCATCAGCCAGATAGTTATAAAAATCATTTTTAACGAAGCGATATTGCTGAGTACCAGCTTTCGCGCTCCCAGCTCCTTTGACTTTTTCAACAAGTCCGAGACGTTCGCAAAGATTGATCAACTGGTTGGCTTGAGTATAGCCAGCGTCCAATTTAATTTCGTTGGCTTTTTTCGCTTCATTCATTAAATCGAAAACAGCGCCATTAGTGAACGTGTCGATCTCGTCGTTAATCATATCGATTAAAGCAAATACACGAGATCCTGACATATCAGCGACGGAATAAACGCATTTACCAGATTTAATTGATTTGACCAGATAAACCAGTTTTTCCAGAGAGTAACTATTAGCCATTGCATCACGGAAAAATACTTCTGGCGCTTGTTTGCTTGCTTTGATCGCATAGTAGAAAACAGAGCATAATTTTTCGTCTTCCACAGCGTTTACGACGTTGTTGATGAAGTAAGCAAGTTTAGTGGTCGCAGCTTGCATATTTGCTTTGTCTGCTTTAGTGTGCGTACCATTTTTATAATGTTCGTTATATGTTTGAGTTGCCAGATCTGCTTTTTCGCGCAGTTCATCGGATACAATGGAAGCAGCTTCAACGATGGATTTTTTAGAAATGATAACGTTAGCCATGATAATATCCTTACGAAAAATTAAAATGAATTTATTTTTTACTGTCGTTAGCCAGCTCGCTTTCGACGAGTTCAATTATCGATACGTGAAAAAAGATTGCAAGTGTTTTTTTTAAATTTTTTGCAGGGGTGAAAGTCCTAGAAATAAAAGAGAGAGCGTCGAAGGTGTTCCCTAAATAAATAATCAATTCAGGCTTTTAACCTTATATATTTATACAGAGTGGCATTGAAAGAGTTTTAAATGAATGGCATGTAAAATAATAACCGGACTTAGCCGGTTATTACCCTTATAGATTTAAAATGGAAGGATTCGTTCAACCCAATCGAAGAAAACAAGTATTTTTCTGCCGTCTTCTAACTTAAGAGTGACCTGACAAGCATCAACGCCTCTTGACACCCCTTCTATTTCACGACCGTCTGCCATGTAGACCCTTATAGATTGGTCGTTTTGATAAGCCTTGCGACATATCGCAAAAAAGTCACGGCGTGATGGCTGATTGTCAACATAGTCTGGATGTATTGTTAGCCTACCTTTGAACTCGCGAGCAATGCCATCGATTACACCTGATTCAATTGTGCTAATGCGCTCAAGTGGGAGTCTTATACGATTTTCTTTATCATATGGAAGCGGGCATAAATCTAGCTTATTGCGGGAAGGCATTGTCCCCTGAACGTACATGCAAAACACCTGACCGTCTTCAAGCGTGACTCTTACAGGAATGTTGTTCTTCCGCCAGAACATAAGTATGTTTTCAGCATGTTCGTAGTCTCGCGGCCAGACTTCAGCCGGTATGCCGTAGGTGATGTCTTTAACCATAGTCTACCTTTTTAAGTCTTTTTTGGTCATTATATACATCTCTATGATGCGTAGACAGACTAACCGTACATTCCACCAAAAATTGATTATGGAATAAGTTTCATGAAGAATGGGGTGAATAAAAAATACTCATTAGCATTGTTAATAGCGGCTTTACTATTAACAGGTTGTGATTCTGATGAAGAGCGAGCCATAAATCTAGTTGAAAAGGATATTCGCTCTACACTGCTAGATCCTGATGCTGGTCGGTTCACGAATATGCGAGCTATTCAGTTAGGTGAAAATAGCTATTCATATATGGTATGTGGAGAGGTGAATGGCAAAAACGTCTTGAACGCCTATACAGGTGCGACCGCATTCAATGCACACATCTTTGATGTTCGTGAACGTAACCCGATTGTATTCGTTACAATGGATAAAAGTACCAACTCGGCAAGAGAACGATTACGTTTTGAACGCCAAAATCTAGCATGTAAAGAAAATGGTGTGAAACTTTATCTGGAAAACGAATCTAAAATCAGGAAGGAAAAAGAGAAAATAGATGATTTAAAAAAAACTCCATTAGGTCAGGCTGTGTTTGATGCTGCAAGTGATTCGACATATGTGAGTAGAGAGTTGGGCGAATCGAGAGGTGTTAGTGAAGTGTATGCAAGAGAAAATGATAAATATGCTCTTGTTAGCGTCACCAATTATGACACTCCTGACTTTTACAAATTTAGGAAAAAAGACAACGGTGAATTAGAACCTGTTAGAGGGCTGTCTTACACCGGCTATCCATTCGCAGTTGCGCTGTGCCATTCTGAACAAACAGATTATGACAAATGCATAACAGAAGAAGAAATCAGGTTGCTTCGAGACGAAAAGAATAAGCTCGACGATTTTGTCGTACCACCAGAAGAATAACATATACAAAATATTTAATTGCTGTAAAATTTAATCGTTCAGACATAGGGAAAGCCCGACGCCCTCGACAAATCTTTTTGGTATCGTCGAGGGCGTGTTTCAGATATGCATCCTATTGAACTCTTCAGATTTATAGGTAGATAGCGTTAATTGGCGTTTTTGTTCTTCTCTTTTTTGCTAATTTCATCACATGCAATATCATCTACTATATTTCTTAGGTCACACGTTTTTATAAATTGTCGCATATATCCTCCGAATTTCTTCGGAGGCGAAGCCTACAAATATCATTCAGCCTATCAAGATCTTTTTTCAGCCGAAGGTATATACATTCAAAAATGTGATGAGTGTCACATGCAGGTGCTCTCATACACCTGCATGTAGACTATTAATCATTCAATAATCTATATTTTCTTTTGATTAAATCTTCACCTTTTTTGGTGAACACAAAACCAAATTGCGATTTTTTGTTCAGCCTAAGGACTCTGTTATCCAACGCATCGGTTGATGGAATCAATGTTTGATCATCTATCCAATTAAGTAGCGTAAGAAAGTTCAGCAGCCTCAACGTTGTTGTGCGAAGCTCTTTCGATATATTTTCAATGCTGGCAATTCGTCTTTCTTTTTTCTCAGGTGGTACAGATAATTGTTCTTGAGGTTTCGTGGGTAGATAATCAATTTCGTTTGCTGAATCGAATGATATGTGTGGCGTAATTTTGCTAAAAAAGCCTTTCGCTGACTCACTTGATAATAAACCAGACCTATTCATATCGTTTGTTATTCTGTACAGGAGTGGACTGTGTTTCATTTCAGGATAACGTTGATAAAAGTTAAGCAATTCAAAAGCAGCATTAGCACCAACAAGAAAATCGGAAGGATCGCTGACTTTCCAGAAAGAATGATTTTTCTTAGCGCCAGTGGTGTCAACAAATGATAATTCTTTTAACCAACTCATGATGTGCTCCTTTCTAACAAGTGAGCACATCATAGAATTAGTAGATAGGGGGTAAATATGAAATGTTACGGCAACCTGCTCAGTATTTCCTCTAGATCTTTTTTTGTCATATTGGAGTTCTCATAGATGCGCATGATTTTCTCACGCGTCTTAGCGGAAACCCCAACGGCAGATGTGACTTTGTCAAATTCAGCCATAGTCATCGTCTCCAGAATGGCATTGATAACTTCAGCCTTAGACATCTTGATTTTTTTCTCTTTGAGTTTTATTTGAAATTTTCCAAGTTTTTCATTGGCCTTATCAGACAATGCCACTTGGCAATAAGTTGTTTTCTTTTCGCTCATAACTAATCTCGTTTCAGAACTCCAAAATCGAATGCGCCATCAATAGGCAATACACCTTCTGCAAAGCCAGGTGTGGTGTCGATGATGTGTTTTCGCTCATAAGAGTGAGACAACAGGTATTTGTTGCTAATGTCAATGAAATCAGTGATAAAACACACGTTTGCCTGATTTTTTTTTGCTCGTAAGCCACGACCGACACGCTGTCTCATTTCAACTTCTGCTTTCCCACCACCAGCAAGAATGACCGCGCCCACGCTTGGCACATCAACACCGACATCCAGAATAGTCGAGCCTATTAAAACATCTATTTCGCCAGACGCTAAACTGTTCAGCTTTGCTTGCCTTGTCGCCTGGTTCGATTCCCCATAAATGAAGTCAACTCTAAGGCCGGACTCCTTCATCATCTCCATCAGGATTTGCCCGTGGCGTTTAAGACGAACCAGAGTCATACAATTGAGAGAATGTTGCTTATAGAGCAATGCTTCGCGCACAATGGCCTCGTTACGTCCCAAATTATACACGATCCCCAACTGATAAGCCTTTTGGTAGGCAGTGCTCATACCTACTCTAAAATTAAGGTGTTTGTTGGCAAGTTCCGCCTTGATTCTGACCTCGTCTGGCTTGTAAGCAACTTTATGATAAAGGAAGTACGGTTTTGCCAGAATACCTCGATCAATCAGGTACTTTTCTGTGACTTTAATTTCAATTCGCCCGGCCACAGCCATCAGACGCATGTTGGCTTCTGTAGAATCCTTCATGAACGGCGTGGCTGTAAGCGCCAGACGATAGTCTGCGTTCACACATAATCTGGCGATGTCATAGAAATTAGAGCCTGAAGACTCATGCGCCTCTTCCAGAATAAGCAGAGACACACTTGAAAGGAAGCGTTTCACCAAGTCCCGACGTTTGAGGTGGTAGCTCTTCTTATCTGGTGTTGCATCGCGTGGTGGTTCTTCAAGGAAACTTGCCAGAGTTTGAACTGTAGCGACGTTGATATGTCGTGATACCTGGAACTCACCCGAGCCAATGACTCCAACCTTTTGGTCTTTTAACCACGGTTCGCCATTTTTGGCGCGGTAGTCGATGGATCTCTGGAAGTTTTCGGCCATTTGAAACATCAGAACAGAGCGGGTTGTTAAAAATAATGTCATTCGACCGATACGTGCAGCTGCTTTGCAGGCAACATTAGATTTCCCGCCACCAGTAGCGATCTGCGCAATCATCATTCCCTCGCGAACTAGTGTTTCCACAGTCTGATCCTGATACGCATAATCAGGATTGTATGGGAATGGGTTAACCGCCGGATTTGGCTTTCCAAGCGCCGGGGCTTTGTCTTTGCGGATATGAACACATTTGATGCCCGCCTTGTTCAAGTTCGCCGCTACAGGCTTGGCAAAGCCAGCAGGGAACGAGTTTTTACTCCAGTTGAACATCGTGCTTGTGCCCTTCCAGTCGCCAGTCTCGACTTCGTAGCTCAACATTTGCTGCACCAGTTGCTTTACCTTGTCATCTGCGCCAGAAATAAGCGCATTTACTGCGTTAGATACAATCCGAACAGTCATAAACCTCTTTCCTTAGTGCCTTTTGTATGTTATTTGGCTATTATAATAAGTAAGTGATTACTTAGTGGATTGTAGCAATAAAATGGATGTAAAAATCACGATTTTGCAGGTTGATGTTGCCAACCTTCGCCCGAATACCTGGAACACCAATTCGGTTGGTGCGCAGAATTTTGAAAAACTGAAAGGTTCTATCGAAAAATTGGGCTTTTTTAAGCCAATTTTGGCTTGTGAACTTGAAGATGGATTTTTTGAAATCCTCGGCGGCGAACATCGCTGGCGTGCCGCTATTGAGCAAGGAATTTCAACGGTTCCGGTGCTTTCTGTGGGCAAAATTAGCGATGTCGTAGCTAAACAGATGTCACTGGTGGACAACGAGCGATACGGTGAAGACGACCAAATCGCATTGCAACGCTTCATTGAAGAAATTCAGTCAGAACTTGACTATCAGCTGTCTGAAATCGCCCCGTATGACGACGAAATCTCGATGGTTTTAGCAAAAGAGGCGGCAATCGACCTTGAAGCACTGGAGGCGTTGTCTCGTGGTAGTGATGAGCCTGTCGATACCGACAAACGAGAGAAAACCGAACGTGTGGGTGCGGAACATCAGACCATGCGCTTCAAAGTAACTTTCGATGCGTCAGATCGTGTTGCAGAAACCATAAAAAACATCATCAAAGAGCAGGCTATTAACACCGGTAATGAAATGGAGAACGCTGGTGAGGCTCTGGTGTGGCTGGTCGACTACTACAAGGAGCGTATGTAATGACCAAAAAGTTTGAAATCGTATATCGCGACCCGGCAGATCTTATTCCCTATGAGATGAATGCCAAAAAGCATGATGAACAGCAGATCCGAGATCTAGCCGCAGCCATTAAAAAGCGCGGATTTGACCAGCCAATTACGGTCGATAAGAACGACGTAATTATTACTGGCCACGGCCGCCGTGAGGCTGCAATTTTTGCTGGACTTGAGCGCGTACCGGTTATTGTTCGCGATGATCTCAGTGATGACGAGGTTCGTGCGAAGCGCCTTGAAGATAACCGACTTGCCAGCATTGATTACGATGCAATTAAGCTACAGAAAGAGCTTGAGTCGCTTGTTCTGGACGATATCGAGGTTTTCGGCTTTGAAGAGCGTGAGTTGAATGTTCTCGTTGGCAGCATGACAGAAGAAATGGACACCGACTCGCTAGTTATCGATCTTGGCGAAGAAACTAAACGACAGAAGGATGAACACACCGAGATCAGTCGTGAAGTTGCAGCGGAAGAAGTACGTGTTGTCGACGTATTGGGCTTTAAAACGCTTCCTGCTGGCTCTGCCATTGTTGTTGGTGATTTGCTTGCCCACATGGAAGAAATGACGGGAGAAAGCGGGGTAGACGCATTTGTGGCATATGCGGAGAAGATCTCTTCCGGGGAGATGGCTGCATGAACAAATACATCATCAACGTATCGTTTCAGACACGCGTAAATAAAACCACGCGCACGTTGGAAATCGCTGAGTCGTTCGGGCTTGGCCTGGACGAAAAAGAGTGGACGCTTTACGACAATCTGGAGCTGGAAGTGAAGCAGGGCGATGTGGTGTACATCACCGGCCAATCCGGTTCCGGCAAATCCGTTGTGCTGCGCGAGTTGCAACGACAGATGAAGGATGAAGGGCTGTCTGTAGCCTCCATCGATGATTTTACCTTCGATAATGAGGTTAACGTCATCGATCAGTTGGGCAAAACGACCAGCGATGCGCTTGGGTTGTTATCTATGGCTGGTCTGAACGATGCATATCTGTTTGTTCGCAAGCCTTCTGAAATGTCAGACGGTCAGAAATATCGTCTCAAGATTGCCAAACTGATTGAGTCAGGCGCTAAAGTGTGGGCTGCTGACGAGTTCGGTGCTGTTCTAGACCGTGTAACCGCTCAGGTTGTGGCATCTAACCTCCAGCGTGCCGCTCGAAAGGTTGGTGCGACGGTAATGGTGGCGACGACTCACGAAGACCTGAAGAACGCGCTGCGCCCGGATATGCAGATCACCAAGCACTACAAAGAACGCGTGAAGGTGGAATATCACAATGGTAGTCATGATGAGGTTCATTTATGACGGACATCATCATTAAACGCTACCGCCCTGAAGAGTTTCCGCGTCATCTGGACTTTCTGGAGCGAATGACTGTCACAAAGGGAACTGTAGAGGACTGGCACGCTCTTAAGTCGCTTCACTACAAAACAGACGGCAAACCTTTCGCGCCAACTTACTATCGCTGCGAACTTGATGACCGTCTGGTGGGCGTCGTGGTTATGGCTTACCCGAAACTACTGCTGGCACCTCGCCACCGCATGTTTCCTAAGTTGAAACCAACCACTAATACCACCGTGGCTAACCAGTACTGGGGTCGGTACGTGAATAACAACTTTGCGGTGATCAGTCGCTCAGTTGTGGATACTCAGTATCGTGGCGTAGGCGTCTCTTATCGAATGATTAACCTGGTTAGCAGGATGCATGACCGGCCAATCATTGAGATCCAGTCCTCGATGAGCAAATACAATCCCTTCGCCATGAAAGCAGGGTTTAAGTTCATCCGCCCTGAGCGACCGAAGAGCTATGAAAGTGCACTGCGTGTATTCCAGCGCCATTTCCGTTCCGACCCGGGTGATAACGAGGCGATCGTCAAAGAGTTGTTCGCAATGAGCGAGTCTCGTCGTCGCCGTGCACTGCGTGATCTGGTGGCGGACTACCACAAGAACAGTTCCCTGGCAAAAGCTGGGCGGAATCGTGGCACGACGATTCAGGACATTGCCGACAGTCTGGTGGACGAGGCCAGCATTGTGAAGCTGCTCAAGGACATTCACAACCTGAGCTTTACGTCTCCGTTGTATGGTGTGTACCGAAACCCTGACTTTGGCCGTCGACTGCCTGACACGCTGCCACTGCTGGCATTCGACAAACAACCTTTGGATAAACCGTTAGAAATTGCTTTACCGGCATAAGGATTTGCCATGACGTTAACCGATAAACAAAAGGACATCATCAAAACGCTCAATCTCGGTTATGAGCGAGGTCATCTACTTGACCTGGACGAATTGCTTGAAGTTTTGCCGTACAAGACAACCAAGCAAAGTATCCAGTTCTCAATTCGCGCTCTGATAAAAAAGGGGCTGGTGGAGAAAGGGCATACGCGCCAACGCAGTGACAATCGCTATCACCGCCGAACTCTTGGGTTAACCACTTTAGGTCGAGCCAAAGCGAAGTTACTGGTGATGTAATCGGTCTGGGAGCTTATTTAAAGACCTGCATCTGTATATATAAATAATAAGTAACTTATTAAATATATACGGAAGCAGGCTTCGTAAGACATGCCAGACCTAATTAAACACCTCAGAAAACAAGTTGGTTAGCAGATGCAGTAAACAAGTTGTTTTAGAGCGCATGGACGCGCTCTGTGTGTTTTAGAGGGATCTATGACGGTCGAAAAAGACGAGGTAAAAACTCGCCTGACACCAGCGGAGTGGGCCGAAGCTGAAGCCAAATGGACGTCAGGCGAATATACACTCTCAAAGCTGGAGGAAGAGTACGGCATTCGTCGTGAAACACTCTCCAGACATTTCAAAAAGCGAGGATTAGAGAAAGGCGCGGACTCTGTTGGGAAGATGGTTCGTGAGTCTCTTAAATCTGACGCAGAGCTTCGCGCTAAAGCCCGTGCGGAAAAGATAGAAGAACGTCGTACACGTTATGACGGCTGGGCGTATGCGTTGGGGCAGATGGTGATGGTCGAAGTCACTACGGCCAAACGTGAGGGTAAGCCTTTAGGGGCGATTGAGGATTCTCTCAAGAGCTTACAGAGAGCCAGTAATACCCTTGCAAAATGCTTTGAAGTTTCGTCCAAAGCATTGGGCATGGATCATGCGGAAAATGACGAGGAAGAAATTCCGAACCTGGTATTTGGTGAGCTTACGCCTTCCCAGGTGGCGAAATTACGTCAGGAAGACGACGAGCCTGAAATCATCGATGACGAATTGCTTGAGACGTTGGAAGAAGAAGCTCTAAGCGAATTTGATGCGACAGATGATGGAAGTGAAGGGGAGGACGAATAATGGCAATCCCGTCCTCGCTCAGTCTTGTGCAACTGCATTCTGGACAGATGAAAGTCTTCCAGTCTCCGCATCGATTTAAAGTTGTTTGTGCTGGTCGACGCTGGGGAAAATCCCGGTTGTCGATCTCCACTATTATTCGTGCGGCGGCAAAGGAAAAAAAGCAAAGGGTCTGGTATGTCGCTCCTACTTACCAGATGGCTCGCCAGATTTTGTGGGACGATCTACAGGAAGTTCTGCCTCGTAAGTGGGTTAGGAAAAAGAACGACACCACGATGACAATCGTGTTGAAGAACGGTTCGGAGATCGCCCTCAAAGGTGCTGATAAGCCTGACACTCTGCGCGGCGTAGCGTTGCATTTTGTAGTGCTTGATGAATTTCAGGATATGAAGGCTGACACCTGGTACAAGGTGTTACGACCTACTCTTTCATCGACACGCGGCGGTGCACTGATCATTGGTACGCCAAAAGGCTTCTCGGAATTTCACAAACTGTGGACTATAGGCCAGAACGTAGAGCTGCAAAGAAAGGGACAGTGGAAGAGCTGGCAGTTTGTAACTGCCGATTCTCCGTTTGTACCTACGGCGGAAATTGAAGCTGCTAAGAACGATATGGACCCGAAATCGTTCGCTCAGGAGTACCTGGCGAGCTTTGAGAACATGTCCGGGCGCGTTTACTACCCGTTCGATCGTAACGTGCATGTAAAACCGCTTCAGTTCAACCCTCGGTTGCCTATATGGGTAGGGCAGGACTTCAACATTGACCCGATGTCTTCAGTAATTTTGCAACCTCAGCCAAATGGTGAGCTATGGGCAATTGATGAATTGGTGCTCTTTTCCTCTAACACGGCAGAGGTTTGTGATGAGCTTGAGAGACGCTTCTGGCGCTGGAAATCACAGATAACGGTATTTCCAGATCCGGCAGGTGCTTATCGCCAACATGCTCGCGGGGAGTCTGACGTCGACATATTCAAAGAGAAGGGATTCTTACGTGTCGATTATTCGAAAAAGCACCCGCCAATTGCGGATCGTGTTAATGCTGTTAACCGAATGCTGATGACCGCATCTGGAGATATCCGGCTGTATATCGATCCGAAGTGCAAGCATTTGATTGATTCACTGGAAAAAGTCATCTACAAGCCTGGAACACGAGATATGGATAAGACAGGTGGCATTGAGCATAGTGCAGACGCATTGGGCTATCCAGTACATCGTAGGTATCCAGTCAAAAACCGTGTTATTCTTGGTGGTTCTCGATAGGTAAGTAATTATCTAAGGTTATTCAAATGGAATTGAACGACAAACAAATTAAGGATCTGGTGGCGCGACGCCACCCGGAATACGAAAAGAAAAAAGAACATTGGGACTTCCTCGCCAGCACTTACGCTGGCGGGCGTGGTTGGTTTACAGACAATATCTTTCGTTACTTTAAAGAGGGAGATCAGGAGTTTAAGGAGCGAGTTGAACGTGCTTATCGCTTCAACCACACTCGTGAGGTGGTAAACCTCATCAACAAATATCTCTTTAAAGAAGACATTCATAGAAATATCGAAGAGGCACCAGAGCAGATCCGCAATTTCTGGAAACGTGCGACTCGCCAGAATGCCTCTATTGACTCATTTATGGCCGCTATTGATTTGCAGTCGTCTATTTACGGTCGCATATGGGTTGTTGTCGATAGCACGATGAGTGGTGATGTTGAGTCAGTAGCTGACGAGAAAAAGAAAGATGCTCGCGCCTACGCCTACTGGATTTCACCTCAGCAAATGCTGGATGTGGCATGGGACGACGACGGGAATATGTTGTGGGCGTTAATTGTGGAAGTCGCTCGTGATGACGCAGATCCTTTTACTTCTACAGGTCAGGAATACCAACGTTATCGTCTGTGGACACAAAACGAGTGGTATCTGTTCCGTGAGGAAGTGAAGAAGGGCGCTGGTGGAGCAGGTCGCCGTCAGGCAAAAGTTATTTTAGAGGATAGCGGTGAGCATAATCTCGGCGTAGTTCCTGTGTTTCCTGTTGATTGTATTGGAGAAAGTGAATCACCGTATTTCAGCCCATCGTTGATCGATGATATCGCTTATCTTGATCGTGCGGTTGCAAACTATCTGTCAAACCTTGATGCCATTATTCAGGATCAGACATTTAGCCAGTTGGCTATACCGGTACAGTCGCTTTTACCTGGTGATGAAAACCACACTAAAGTGCTTGAAATGGGCACAAAGCGAGTCTTCACCTACGATTCTGAAGGTGGAAACCAGCCGTTTTATCTGTCACCAGACCCGAAACAAGCTCAGATGATCATCACTACGATTAAGACGGTGATTAACGAAATCTACCATTCAGTTGGTGTAGCTGGTGAGCGAACGAAGCAGGACAACGCACAGGGAATCGATAATTCATCTGGTGCCGCAAAAATGTATGACTTCCAGCGTGTAAATAGCTTGCTTGTCACAAAAGCAGAGCGTCTGGAAAGGGCTGAACGCCAAATCATGCTACTGGTTGCGAAATGGATGGGGGTAGATCTGGACGAAGACCACTCTTTAATTGCATATCCAGAAAGTTTCGATATTCGTGGCCTTACTGATGAATTTTCTGTTGCCGAGAAACTGTCATTACTTCAGGCACCGGACTCTGTACGTCGTCACCAGATGGAAATGCTTATTGAGAAGATTTTCCCGAACATTACTGAGGCGATGAAAAAGGAATTTGATAAAGATCTCTTGAATTTTCCTCCAAAAAATGATCTAAATACCCTTGAAAATAAGTCAGTACTTACTTATGATCGTGGTGCAGCCCAAGAAAGCGGGCAAGATCAACCCCGAGGGAATGGGGACTCATCTACTCAAGAGAACGAGTGATAAGTAACAAAAGGAATTTTTATGAATCTGTGGCAAATGCTTTTGGCCCGTCGTGGTCTGATGGATGTCGCTGAAGCGCATGAGCGTGGAGGCGCTGGCGGTGTAGCTGCTGATAATGAGCAGAGTACACAAGATCCTGACAAACAGGGTGAACAAAAAGAGCAGCCGAAGGGCGATGACGAATACGCTGGCATGACTCAGGAAGAGTTACTGGCCGAACTTCGTAAAACCAAGAAAGCTGGTGCTGAACTGCTGAAGGAGAACATGAAGCGCAAAGAGAAAGAGCGCACATTGGCCGATCAGCTTGCTCAGTACGGTGATATCGATCCGGCTCGTGCTCGCCAGCTTTTAGAAGCTGAACAGGCCGCAGAAAACGCACGTCGTGAGGCGGAGCAAGCTGAACTGGAGCGTCGTGGTGAGTTCGATGCTGTTAAAAAACAGATGATCGAAGCACACCAGGCAGAGCTGGCACAGCGTGACGAACGTTATGCAGCACTGGAAAGTGAAAACGCATCACTGAAATCTCAATTAGTCGAGATGACCGTGGGCGCTTCCTTCAGTAACTCTCTCTTCCTACGTGACAAAGTTCTGATGACCCCGGCAAAAGCCCGCGTGATCTACGGTTCTCATTTTGAAGTGGGTGAAGACGGTAGCGTAGTGGGTTATGACAAACCGGCAGGTCACAAAGAACGAGCTGTTCTGGTTGACGGTGAAGGTAAGCCGTTGCCGTTTGAATCCGCGATTGAACGCATTGTGCGGGCAGATCCGGAAGCTGACGCATTGATGCGTAGCGAAGCCAAGCAGGGTGTAGGCTCACATTCCAAATCGACCTACACAATATCCCAACCGAAGAACAAGTCGACTATGGATAAGTTGGCCTCCGGTCTGGGGAAAATTGGACTTAAGTAACATCTAAATCAAAGGGAATTGATAGATGCCATTACTGCGTGAAGAAGCTGAAAAGCTGTCTAACAACGAACTTGAACAGGGTGTGATCGAAACTATCATCGATCGCGATGACCTGTTTGCCATCCTGCCTTTTATGAAAATTAATTCAAAGGCATATCTGTACAACCGTGAAAAAACGCTGAGTGAAGCTACCTTCATCGACGTTAACGACACCATCCCTGAAGGTGCAGCAACCTTCGAAGAATGCGTTGCGAAACTGCGTATTCTGGCTGGTGACGTAGACGTTGATAAATTCCTGGCGACCACTATGGCCGACACCAACAACCAGTTGGCTATTCAGGTTCGTCAGAAAGTTAAAGGTCTGGCTCGTGCGTTCCGTCGCAACCTGATTTTGGGTGACTCCAGCTCCAACAACAAGGCGTTTGACGGCATTCCACGCCTGATGCACGCAGATCAGAAGATCGATATCGCCGGTGCATCTATGACTTTCTCTATGTTCGACGAACTGGTCGATGCGGTGAAAGATCTTGGTGCTGACTGCATCATGATGCGTTCAGAGCACCTGCGTGCTTACCGTGCGCTGCTGCGTACAGTAAACGTAGGCCCGTCTGAAATCATGATGGAGAACTTCGGTCGTCCGATGCTGTGTCATAACGGCGTTCCGTTCATCATCAACGACTTCATCCCGACCGATTCTGGCAAAGCAAGCATCTACTGCCTGCATCTGTCAGAAGAGAACGGCGTTACTGGTCTGTATGGCGGCGACAACGCAGGTATCGTTGTTGAAAACATTGGTACTGTACAGAACAAAGACGCAGTACGTACCCGTGTGAAGTGGTACTGCTCTCTGGCGAATAAGCACGATAAGGCTATCGCTGCACTGACCAATGTAAAAATTTAATCAGTGAAGTAGATAAGTAATTATCTATGTTAAAGGGTGGGCTATACGCCCACCCTTTTTGTAGGAGCGAGAAATGCCAGAACAAAAGATGAAGATTACGGAAGAGGCATTTTCGGATTTTACGGGGCATATGTGCCGTGCCGGATTTACCAATTCTATCTCCGATGAACCTTTAACCGAGCGACAACAAAGTCAGCTATCTGCTTGTTTGCAGGCGGTTCCCTTCTCCCAATCCGTAAACATAACCCCGGCTTCACCGTCAGTTTTGGTTGGGAAAACTGTTCAACTTAGTGCAGGTATTACTATGGGTAAGAGTGCCAGTTCATTCACCTGGAAGTCAGCCAATGATCAAATTGCAACCGTCAACGGCACTGGATTAGTAACTGGCGTAGCACCAGGCAAAGTGAAAATTACCGCAACTGATCAGGAAACCCAGCTTTCCGCGTCAGTGGAAGTCACCGTAAATCCGGTAGCCGTTCAATCCGTAACGGTAACGCCAGACTCAACCTCTGTTGAGAAAGGGAAATCAGTCAGTCTGAAAGCGAATGTTCAGCCGTCAAATGCGACGAATAAGGCAGTTACTTGGTCTTCCAAAAATGAAGACAAGGCAACGGTAGACCAGAGCGGGAACGTTACTGGTGTAGAAGTTGGCACTGCGACGATTGAGATCGTTTCCCAAGATGGCAGCAAAAAGGGAACTGCAACGGTGGAAGTAACTGCGCCTGTTGTGGCTGTTACCGGCGTCGAAATCGACCCAAATAGCACAACCGTTGAGGCAAACAAAACTGTTCAGCTGACCGCAAATGTCGAGCCGGCAGGAGCAACAAATAAAACCGTTACTTGGGAATCCAAAAATACCGAGTTTGCAACGGTGGATAGCGAAACCGGTGTTGTAACTGGCGTTGCGGCTGGTACTGCCACAATCGAGGTTACTACCCAAGATGGTAGCCACAAAGCGACAGCGACCGTAGAAGTCACTGCTGCACAGGAATAATCAATATTGGGCGGCGAAAGCCGCCCATGTAGAGAGAATGCGTTATGAAACCAGCAAAAATTGTTTTATTAGAACCGCAATTTTCCGGTTATTCGGGAATGTTGTGCGGCGTTCAGTTCGAGAACGGGGTGTCCGTAGCGGAGTTGCCTTTTATCGATCAGCAAAGGATTTGTGCCTCAATGCGAGCATCAACAGTCGAGGGCAAAAATGTTTCTCCGTCTGCCGCATACAGTGATCGTGGCGAGTTGACCGCAGACCTGATTACCGAGCCAGCAGCACCTGACATTGTGCCAATGAAACGTGGGACACCAGATGAACCGGCCAAACAGATCCAGACTTTCACACGAGAAGAGTTGGAGTCAATTGCAGACAATGAAGGCATTGCCGGTCTACGTGTGATTGGTAATCAGGTTGGTGTCAAAGCGAAAGGAATTGTCGAGATGATTGAAGGCATCCTGAAAGCACAAGGCGGTGAGTAATGGCGCAGATCGACTCGTATCGTAGCGGTGAAGCTGTTTCCCTTTCATTTGCCTTCAACGTGCTGGATATCGAATCTGCTACCTACACAGTAAAGGACAGCACCGGGGCTATTCTCGTTGATGGCGAGCCGCTAGAAATTACCAGCGGTCAAATGTCGATTCCGGTTGTCGTGTCGGCTGAATATAACCAGCTCTCTGAGAAAGAACGCGATCTGCGGTACGTCATTGTGAAGGCTGTTGCATCGGGTCTGACGCATGAAGAGCGGCAAATGTATGTTCTGCTGAATAGTTTTGAACTGTCGATACCAGAACAGTCGTTTGCAACTGTCGCTGATGCTCAAATGCAGGCGATCGATATGCTGAATGGGGACACTTTGCTGTCGGATGGTGAAGGCTTAATGCGCAAGCGTCTCATTGAGGCTACCAGACGAATTAAAACTTTACCGTTCTCAATCCGCAAAATTCTACGTATCGACTTTGACCGATACGATCGCCCTCAAAATATGCTGAATGTGTATGACATTCCGTGGGGAGCAGATGGAGCGTACCGGCATGATTTAGTCGATTGGGAAAAGATGACGCAGGAGAAGTTTGAAGAGTTCCCTGACTACTTCAAAGAAGCGTTGATGCTTGCCGTTGTCAACGAAGCGTGTGAGATCGCAAATGGCAATGATGTTGCCGCAGCACGAGAGGATGGCATTTTGTCAGAGTCAATCGGTGAAACAACCAACATGTACCGTACCGGTAAAGCTGCAAACGTGCATGTGGCTCGCAGTACCTGGCGCTTGCTGGTCAGTTACATCAACAACCGTATGATTGTTCGCCGTGCGTAACGCCAGTCGCATTATTTACTTTTGGTCGAAAGGGTTTTTGGCCAGTAATGAGAGCGACCGACAACAACAGAGAGAGAGCATGAATATTTCGTGGCAAACAGAAATTGCGATCTACCGCTTTGGCGCAAAGAACGTTTACGGCGAGGCGCAATTACAATTCGTCAGGAAGACGAATGTCGGCGTGGTTAAGTTCGAACAGAGTAATGAGAAATCGTCAGTTCGTGCTGATAGCTCTGGTAGTCGTGGTAAGGCGAGTCTGGAGCTGTTTGATGCTGTGTTAGTTGTCCCTTTGGAAGCGGCTGTACAACTTGATGATGTACTGATCCTTGAAGGTCAAAAATTAAAGGTGTCCAGTGTTCATCGCCGCTGGGGGCTACGAGGAAGACCTGGGCATCTTGAAGTAGGGGCGAATATATGGGTCTGAAATACGATGCGCATCAGTTCAAACGTGCGGGGAATCGACTCAACAACAGCCAGAAAGCATTTAAGCGATATCTTATCCGGGACATGGAAAAGCTGGCGCGTTTGGTTGAGCGTCTCAGCCGTGCAATGGCCCCGCTGGAAACCGGATCTCTGGAGACAGCCATCTTTGCCAGGGTGATTAAAGAAGGTTATTCAGGGCTGCGTATTGAGCTTTCTGTGTCTGGAGCAAAACCACGTCAGGGGCATCCGGGCGTAGAAGTAGGTGACTATGCTAAGTACATGGAGCTGGGTAAATACCGACTCGGTTATCTTTCTCGAATGAAGAACGTGACAAACCCACCAATTGCCGGTGTTAAACCCCGTGTTGGGCCACACTTTCTGGAAAGAGCGGTGGAAATTAGCGAGAAGCAGTTCTCAGAAGCGATTCTTGAGGCTGCCAGAAAAGCCGGATTTACGAGAGGTTAATGTGTTTATTGAAGCGTTTGCAAGTTTGATGCAGAAGGCAAAGATTGGCACGGTCGGGACTGACATTTTCTGTCACTACTTGCCTGCCAATGTGAAATCTGGCGTCCTGCTTATTAACCCAAATACCGGCATCAGCATCGATCATGAGCTACAGGGCTTTTATCACGAATCATTCACAATCATTGTGCGTGGTTCGTCAATTACTACGACGGTTGAGAAAGCCAATAAAATCATTGAGATGTTTCCAGTAGAGGAAACGGAATCTGGTGGTGTTTATTTTCGACTTGTACGACCGATGGCGATGCCAATCATTTATCCCAAAAATGATGGGGCATTAATAGAAGCAGGCATTCCTGTTGAATTTGCTGGCTATTTATTGAATTAACTCAATTGGTAAGTATATACTTACTATTAGCGCAATGAATGCGTAGAATTAACGGAAAAAGGAGTTTTCCATCAATGTCTAATACCCATGTAAAAAACATCAAACTTGGTGCCTGTAAGGTGTCGTTTGGTGGTGTGGATTTGGGTTACACCAAAGGTGGTGTTCAGGTTGAAGTAGCCACTGAAACGCTGAAAGTCACCGTCGATCAGTTGGGGCAGACCGTAATTTCCGAATTAGTTCAGGGGCGCAACATTACCATCACCGCGCCTCTGGCTGAGTCTGTACTCCAAAACATGGTTGACCTGATGCCTGGTTCTACTCTGAGCGAAGATGACAACTCTGTCACGATCACATCTGCACAGGGCGTTAACCTGATTGATGTGGCGAAGGAGCTGGTTCTGACTCCGCAGGACACCACCGACTATGTGTTGACCATCCCGAAAGCGGCAACCGCGGGCAACTTCACTATGACCTACCAGTCTGATGATGTTCGTGTGTTCTCTGTTCAGTTCAGCGCATACCCGGATGATGAAGGCGTTCTGGGCAAAATGAGCGGTCCTAAACCGGTAAAAACTGTGTCGATCTCACCGGAATCTCCAACCGTAAAAGCTGGAGAAACTGTGCAACTGACAGCCGAAATCACTCCAGCTGATGCCGCAGACAAAACCGGTGTTTGGGAATCCGAAGACCAGGAAAAGGCCACGGTAGATCAAACGGGTCTGGTACGTGGTGTGGCGCAGGGTTCTACAAATATCTCCTTCACCAGCAATAGCGGTGGTAAGAAGGCAACTAAGTCAGTAACGATTAACCCCGCAGATTAATCAGTAATTAAGCAGAGGCTCAGGATGGGCCTCTCTTTTAAAAGGATTTTAACCAATGACCAAATTACTCGATCTAGATTCCATTCTGCCTCCGAAGAAAAGCATCAAATTTGGCGGTCAGGAATATCCCATCGTTGAAATGACGGTAGGTCTGTTCGTTTCCATCAAGCAGATGGAAGGCAAAGATCTCATGAATATGTCTCCTGTTGAGCAAGTGACAGCTTATGCAGATCTGGTTCGTAAGGTTATCCCTTCAGTACCTGACGAAGTTCTTGAAAAACTGACTGTTCCGCAACTCCAGCAGATCTTCACCTTCGCTATGGAAGTGATTGATGAAGAAAACGAAAAAGCGGCTGGCGAAGGGGCAAAGTAATTTCCCGCGATGAATCCGGGACAAGGACCGTCTCAATAGATCTCGGATTCTATTTCAGTCGTGTAGTTGCTCACTACGCCGTGTCGCCATTAGAGCTACTGAACGTTCCTCTCACGATGTTCTGGATGCTCAGTCGCAATATAGACCGTCTGCGTGCGGAAGAGGATGTCCGCAACTTACAAGTCGCTCGTGCGTCCCAGGCGGATGGCGAGGCTGTGAAGGCGTTCATGGAGGGTTTGCAACTCAGGATTGGAAGACCAGTCGTAACAGATAAAGTCTACGATCCAAGCCAGGATAAGGCAGACCCTGACGCCAAAGAGCAACTGATGCAAATATTTGGCAGAGGATGACAAGGGAATGTCACAAAACGTAGAGTTTATCCTGTCGCTGGAAGACAAACAGTTTACAGCGTCAATCGATCGTGCGGGGAAACTGCTTACTCGATTTGGTGAGCAGGTAACAAAGCCTGCTCAAAAAATCCAAACCTTTGAACGCTCTTTGGGTTCGGTCGCCCGTATCATTGGCGTTCTGGAAAGCAAGCTCGATTCTACGGCAGATAAACTACAGGATGTAGCTGCCGGTTTTGAGCTTGCTTCAGATGCTACGCGTAAAATGCGTGGCAACATCACCAGCCTCAATTCTGGTCTTAAAGCCCTGATTGAGCGCGTCGATACGACAACTTCTTCAGTAGATAAACTCACCGCGTCATTACGTAAAGTGCAATCAGAGCTAAATGATTTCTCTGATTGGGCGACCTATGCAAGCAAAAGCGCAAGCCGCTTTGGTACGGAGGTCAAAGAAGCCTCTGCGTCCGTGAGTGGCATGAATACGCGCCTTAATACCACGACGAAGCGACTCAGTAATTGGGGTGTCACAACGAGTCAGGCTGCCGAGGGACTGAAAAAGGTTCGTGAGCAGATGGACGAAGTTATCGGACGTCAGCAACTGATTAGCAAGCCGGTACGCGTTCGTACATCTGGAAGTGGCGATGGTGGTAGCGGGCGGCGTAGCGGCGCTTCTGGCCATAGCGGTAAAAGTAACGAAGGAGGTATGTTCTCTGGCCTTCGTGGCAACATTTTCCTGCTTGGCGAGATCGGAGATGCAGCCAGAACGGTTACTGACATCATGTTTGGGTGGCAGAAGCCTATTGTTGAAGCTGCGGCCGAAATGGAACGTATGCGGGTGATGCTTCGAGGGTTGAATAAGGAGAAGTCCAACCCGGGCCAGGCTGCCGCTGATGATATGAAGTACATCGTAGACATGGCGCAAAATGCGCCGTTCGCGATGCAGGCGTTAACAGATTCCTTCGTGAAGTTTCGTTCTGCTGGCTTAGATCCAACCGATGGTTCTCTGAAGGCGCTGGTGGACTCCGTTGCTCGTTTTGGTGGTGATAGTGAGCTGTTGAAACGTGCGGCTGTGGCCGTTCAGCAGATGTCCGGTAAGGGCGTTGTGTCAATGGAAGAGCTACGTCAGCAATTAGGTGAAGCCGTTCCTAACGCGATGCAGGCAATGGCAGACGCCGCAGGCATCACTATGGGGGAACTGACTAAAGCCGTTGCCAGCGGTACGGTTGAGGCAAAACAGGCGTTGTCTCTGATGTTTGTTGGTCTGCGTGCGGAGAATGAGAACGCAGCGAAAGACATGATGCAAACCTACACAGGTGCGCTGGCGCAACTTCAGACGTCATTCACGTTATTTGCTGATCGGGTTGGTCAGGCCGGATATCTGGATTCTCTATCGAAGGGGATGAAAGAACTGGCTTCAATCATGAATAGCGCCGAAGGGATTTCGTTTGCCAATTCTTTAGGCTCGGGGTTAACGACGGCAATCGATGGGTTGCGTCAGCTTGCTCAATGGTTAGCAAAGAACCAAGAGCTGGTAATTAATCTCGGTAAGGTCGTGGCCGCGATGGTTGCGTTCAAACTGATGCGAGCAGGGATCATGGGGGTAGTTGGCGCAGGCAGCCAGATGGTTAGCACCTTTGCCACGATGGCGACCGCCATACAGACTCCATTTAACCTCGGCGCTACAGCAGTAACTCGATTCAATCGTGCGGCACGTATGGGGCTGGCTCCGATCCCCTCTCTTATTTTCGCCATCCGTGGGGCGATTACGGGGCTTAAAGGCGCTTTTGCTGGCCTGACTGCGTTTATTGCGGCGAATCCGATAGGTTTTGTTTTCACTGCTGCAATGACCGCTGTTGCTGGCTTAATCACGTATATGACCATGCTTCGTAGCGAAACTTCAAAGGTCGTTGACGAGATTAGGAAAATACCAGAAGCGATGACGGCGGCTAAACGTGCACAGATGGCCGAGTATAAAGCGCGTCTTGAGCAACAAATCACGCAAAAGGAACAAGAGTTAAAATCTGGCGAAAAGGTGGTTTATGGGCCGGGTATGGCCGGAACTACAGTAAAGATTAATCATGATGAACGTAAGCGAATAGAAAATGAGCTAAATGAACTTCGTAAGAAACGCGATGAAACCAATGAAACTATTGCCAGAGGGGATTTGGCTGTAGCCAAACGTCTGGCAAAAGAGACGGCAGAATCCCAGATAGAGAAAATACTCGAAGAGAATAGAGACTTTGCGGCAACGTTCGTGAAAGCTCGTCAGGAGGCTCTGGAGAAAATCCAGAAAATCAAGGATGACGGTTCACTTTCGGATGACGAAAAGAACAAGCTATTGGCACCGTTACGTGAAACGGTAAACAAAAGCTATCTGGAGCCTGCGCAAAAACTGGTTGATTCACTTTCTTCTCGTAAGAATGCGACCGAGAAGCAAATCGCGACTCTTAATGATCAGCTTGAAAAAGCGAAAAAGGAAGGAAATACCGAGCAGATTCAGAAACTGCAAGGAAGTATTCGTGGCTATCAGGAGCATTTGGAAGTCGTTGCTCAGGAACTGACTCAGGCAGAGTTTAAGAGGGATAACGCGGCCAAAAGTGGTAATGGCTTAGTGTCAATCAATGGAGATGTTCTGGGGTTAGGTACAACTGATAAAGCTGCTCAGAAGGCGCTGGCGCAATATATGCGAAACCAGATGGATTCTGCGACTTATCAGCGTACTTTGCCTGACGGCACTCCGATGATGGACTTCGAAGGTAAGCCGATTATTGGGCCTAAACAACTCAAGACGCAGCTTAATTTGCAGAAAGCATCCAGCGCCAGCTCTCTGGAGAAAATGAGCGATGAAGAGCGTGCCGCAGCCATTGCTGCACTAACTAAAGCTCGTGAACAGGATGCAGCAGCTGCCGAGAAAGCAGCCCAACGATCAGCTAACGCCTCGCAGCGTGCGGCCAAGAAGGAACAGGCAGCGCAACAGAAACTGGCAGCCGGATACCAGAAGGCTCTGGACAAAGCCGATCAGCTTATGGGGCAAATGGGTGAAAGCTCTAAGGCTACGGTATCGTTTGATCAGTCTCTTCGCGATACAACGAAATCGCTGACAGATTTGGCTAATGCGGTTCCTAACGAGTTCATCACTCAAGAGATGATCGACAAGGCGAAAAAACGTCTTGAAGACCTCAAAAATGCGACACCTGAATATCGCGAGATGTTTAATCGCCGCAATGTTGAGCAGATGATCTCCACTTGGGCACCGGAGGCGGATTCCATTATTAGTGCTGGCTATACGCCGTCTCGCGAAGAGAAAGTTGCTGATTTCGAAGACACCTACAACCGCAATCTCAAAGCGTTGATAGAACTTCGTGATAAGGCGTCTGATCCTAAAGTTGTGGCGCTTTATACAAAGAAAATCAATCAACTGATTGCTGCTGGCAATACCGCGCTTATTAAAGAGACGGGGACTGCGACGCAGAAGTTGGCACTGGAATACGAAAACTTGGCAGAGCAGATCGAAAGCACCTGGACTGATTTGTTTAGTGGCTTAACTGATGTCCTGACTGATTTCGTTATTAACGGGAAGATGAGCTTCTCCAGCCTATCTCAGTCCATTTTGAAAGATATCACCAATATGGTCGTGAAGTCGCAGATCACGCTGCCTCTAATGAACATGTTGGGGATGGGAACCACCGCAGCTGGTAGTTCACAGAGTGGTAATTTGCTCACCGGGGTTGCTTCCGCAGTTGCCAATCAAGGTGTGCGCATAAGCAACACTGTTAATGGCGACAAGTCGGTAGGAGAAGCCACGAAGGAGACGTCCAGTTCGGTAACTGGATTGGGGCAAACGACACAGCAGACCACCAGCGCAATTGGCACAGCAACAAATGCGATTGGTAGCTGGGTATCAGGGCTATTTAATAGCACCGAAGCCAAAGATGCTGAGACAAAAGCAGTGAAGGACTCCATCTTCTCGATGCAGAACCTCAGCTCTGTTACCGGCGCTCTGTCTGCCGCGTTTGCAATGCTTGGAGCTAATGCTTCCGGCTCTGGTAATAAGTGGTTGAATTTCGGCGCGACAGTTGCATCTGGTTTGGTTTCAGTATGGGCTGGTGGTGGATTCGATGGATTGATGTCCGGTTCTTCTGGCTCAACTTCCGGGTTCAACAATCTGACCAGTTCTGCTGCCGATGGCACGAATGGTATTCCTGCAATTCCGAAGTTTGCAAATGGTGGCATATTCGGAAAAGACGGCGTGATCCCGCTCCGGGCATACCAGAAAGGCGGTATCGCCAACTCACCTCAATTGGCGTTGTTTGGGGAAGGCGATATGAATGAGGCGTATGTTCCATTGCCTGATGGTCGAACAATCCCTGTAACGCTCAGTACCGATGGTATGAGTGGAGGAGGAAATGTTCTTTCTCCGGTATCAATTGAGATCAACGTCCATAGTGACGGTAGCACAACTGAATCCGGCGATACAGAAAGCATATGGAACAATGCCGCTCAACGGATGAAAGCAATCGCGCTTGAGACTATCGCTCAAGAGAAACGCCCTGGCGGATCACTCAACCCAAACACTCAACGTAACTAACTATCGACTGCCCCGACCGGGGCAGTCTCACAAGGATGTGAGATGGAAAGACAAACGTTTAATTGGTATCCAGATTACGAATCTGAAAAGAGCGTAAAACCGAATGTAACGGTACTTAATTTTGGTGATGACTACGAGCAGCGACAGGCTCAAGGTCTTAATCGTATTAAAGAAGAATGGTCGTTAACCTTTACCAGATCATACAACGAAATTAATGCAATCGATGACTTCCTGACTGAGCGAGCAGGCGTTGAGTCGTTCTATTGGGTTAATCCAAGAGGAAAACGGATTGTAGTTGTATGTGACAGTCATACGGTCAAGCGATATCAGGGGTACTGTGTCTTAACTGCTACATTCAGACAAGTATTTGAGGCTTAAGTATCTGGATAAGTAAGTACTAATTTACTATCATTGTGGCGCTGACAGGATGTTAGCGCCTACTTATTTCAAGGATGAAACAATGGGAATTAAAGCTGATATTCAGAGCTTATCTCCCTCTGCACTCATTGAGTTGTTCGTACTGGATATGTCGAACACAACTTCAGGGGGGAAGTTATTCTTCCACGCCGGAACAAACGAACTGATGCAACCGGTCGTCTGGCAAGGAGTGACATACGAGCCGTGGCCAATCAAAGCATCAGGCTTTGACAAAACTGGCCAGGGAACGTTGCCACGTCCAAAAATTCAGGTATCGAACTTTGCCGGAACCGTCTCTGCGGAAGTTCAGGCGAACGACGATCTTGTTGGCTGCCGCATTATTCGCAAGATGACGCTGGCTCGCTTCCTCGATGCCGTTAATTTTAAAGACGGCAACCCAACAGCAGATCCAAACCAACATTTCCCGGATGAAATGTGGTTTATCGAACAGAAAACTCTCGAAACTCATCAGGTTGTCGAGTTTGAATTGTCCAGTGTGTTCGATTTGATGGGGGTGCAACTGCCGTATCGTCAGATCATTAAAAACACCTGCCCGTGGAAATACCGAGGGCCAGAATGCGGCTATACCGGTCCATATTTCGACAAAAATAACCAGCAGACGTCTATGTCTGGTGCTGATTACTGCACAAAACGTTATGACGCCTGTAATGCGCGTCGGAATTATTTTGCCAACGGAGTGATCCATTTTGGCGGGTTTATTGGAGCTACGCGATATGGGTAATAAAGCAATCCCTGAGCTTGGCTCTGATGTTATGCAGCAAATCTATCTCTGCGCCATAAATCGCTACCCTAATGAAGCGTGTGGCTTTCTGGTGAGAACTAATGGCGACAAATATCGCTTTATGGAAGCGCGAAATGTTTCGGAGAACCCGCAGAACACTTTTGTAATGCACGTTGACGACATTATGGCGGCAGAGGATGCAGGTGACGTAATCGCAATCTGGCATTCACATACTGATGAATCAGCAGAAGCATCTGATGCCGATCGTGCAGGCTGTGAAGCGACGGAAGTTCCGTGGATGATTCTGGCTATTCGCAAGAATGTTGAGGGAGATGCCCCTTTCCATTTTAGCGAGATGAATGTGATCACACCTGATGGTTTCGAAATGCCATACCTGGGTAGACCGTATGTATTTGGCGTATTCGATTGCTGGATGTTGTGTCGGGACTATTTGAAGCGTGAGTTTAACGTCGAGCTTAACCCGAACGCACACCTGCATATTCCATCGTGGTACACCGGCGATAACGACATTCTCGACCAGAACTACCGAAACGAGGGATTGGTACGGCTTGCACCTGGAACAGAGCCTCAACGTGGGGACGTCTTCTTTATTCAATACGGGAAAATGCCAGATCACTGCGCGGTTTATATCGGCGATGGAATGATTCTTCATCACCAGATCGACCGTCTTAGTTGTCGTGCTTATTACGGCGGAATGTATCAGAAACATACGACGCATCACTTGCGTCACAGAGACTTGCTCAAGGGAGATGAGACGTGTCTGAGTTAGTTCATGTGCAGCTTGGCGGCCCTATGGCCAAACATTTTGGCCGCCACTGGCATCTAAAGGTGCGCAATACAAAACAGGCTCTGGATTTAATTGAGGCCAACAAGCCTGGGTTTAAAGCATGGATGAAGCGCAATATCAAAACCTATGACCGTTACCACATCCAGATCACCAATAAACAGGGCCACAAGTGGTCTGTTGACGAAAGTGAATATCAGATGATGGGGCAGTCTGACAACATTGCCAAAATCCGCATTACACCTGTTCCGCGAGGAAGCGGTGGATCTGCTTTTGGGTGGTTTCAGACGGTAGTAGGGGCCGCTTTGTTGGTTGTATCGGCGGTAGTGATGCCTGCTTTAGCACCTCTCGGTTTGTCACTGATGATGGGCGGCATATCACAAATCATATCGCCGCAAGCCACTAACGAAAGTGTGAGACAGGCAGATAACTCGAACTCTTATTATTTCGACGGCCCTCAAAATACAGAAAACCAGGGCAACCCAGTACAACTTATCTATGGCGAGGAAATTCTGGTTGGCTCACAGGTTGTGAGTTCTTCAATCACGATTGACCAGCTAATGTAAACAAGGATTTTTTGAACATGGAACAGTTCAAGAAGAAAAAGCTACCGCTGTTTATTGCCGGTGCGGGTGGTAAAAAAAGCAGCAAAAGCTCCAGCCGTACACCGGTTGAAGCCGACGATACCGTAAATTCTCGTGCAATGGCCGCTATCCTCGATCTTCTTGGGGAAGGGGTAATTGGCGGCTTAGTAAATGGCGCAAGATCTATTTTTATCGACGATCTGCCGATTGTAAATGAAGACGGTTCCTCCAACTTCAGCGGAATCACATGGGATTTTCGCGACGGTTCACAAGACCAGACTCCAATGTCTGGCTTTGATTTCGTTGAAACGCCTAAATCCGTCAATATCCAGTTAAAAAAAACACATTATGTAACGGTTTCAATCGATAACGATGAAGCTGATCGGGTTCGTGTCATCATGAAGTTTCCTTCTTTGCGAAGCATAGATAAAAAAACTGGTGACACGAACGGTACGACTGTTGAGTACAAGTTCCAGATAGCAAATGGCGACTCAACATTTGTAGATGTGGTCGCTGAAGGTGAAAAAAGCGTTGGCATTAAGCTAACAGCAAAGAAGACCGGCGTTTATTACCGTAGCTATGAGCTGAAGCTGCCTAAGCCTGGACGAGCATACAAGGTTCGTGTGGTCCGTATTACCGATGATAACAGTAGCCAGTATCTCTATAACGATACATGGGTGGATTCAATCGGGGAAATTGTCGATACACCGATGAACTATCCAAACTCTGTTTTGGTTGGATTGAAGGTAAACTCTGAGCAATTCGGCAGCACCATGCCATCTCGCTCTTATCTGGTGCGTGGCCTAAAAATTCGAGTACCTTCAAACTATAACGAGTCCAGTAACACTTACGCTGGGGTATGGGATGGCACTTTTAAGCTGTTGTCTTCTTCGAACCCCGCGTGGATTCTCTTTGATTTGCTGACCAATGCTCGATATGGCCTTGGTCAGTATGTGTCGGAATCTATGATTGACCTTGGCCAGTTGTACCAGATTGGTCGATATTGTGACGAAGAGGTCGATGATGGCTTTGGTGGCAAAGAGAAACGCTTTGCAATCAATACGCAGATCACCAGTCGACAGGACGCATACCGGCTAATTCAGGATATTGCCGGAGCATTCCGCGGCATGGTGTTTTGGGCTGGTGGGATGGTTAACATCATGCAGGATAGCCCATCAGATCCGGTAATGATGTTTACCAACTCTAACGTCAAAGATGGATTGTTTACCTATAAAGGTTCTGCGCGTAAAGATCGCCCATCCGTTGCGCTCGTAACCTACAACAACAAGGAGGACGGTTATAAGCAAAACATCGAGTACGTCGAAGATCAGGACGCAATGCGCCGTTATGGTGAGCGTAAAACAGAAGTCGTAGCATTTGGCTGTACAAGCCGAGGGCAGGCTCACCGAGTTGGTTTGTGGCTTTTATATACCGCCAGAATGGAGTCGGATGTAATTACATTTACTGCCGGCTTAGACGCGTCATTTCTGATGCCTGGTGAAACCGTTCTGATTCAGAACAAATATCGCGCAGGCAAACGTAACTCAGGTCGAATTGTGGCGTTTACCAAAAACAGCGTCACACTCGATGCGCCTGTGTCGTTAGCCAAAGGCGGCTGCTTTATTCGAATACTGAATCAGGAAGGCAAAATCGTTGAACGCGATGTTCTTGAAACTGGCGAAAATATAACAAAAGTTACGTTTTCAAAAGCCCTGTCTTCGGCTGAAACGCCTGTTTTGAACGGCGTCTGGACTATTACAGAACCAGACCTCGAACCTATGCGCGTTCGCATCGTTAACATCGCGCAGGGGGAAACGCCGGGTAGCTTTGACATCACCGCTGTTGAGAACAATCCGTCTAAATATGAGGCAATCGACAATGGTGCAACGCTGATCCCGCAGAATACGACGGTATTGGACCCAACTTACTCCAAGCCATCTAATCTGCAAATCACTGAAGGGACTTATCTCTCAAGCCCGGGCAACCTGTCAGTAAAACTGACTGCAACATGGGAAGGGAAATCTCCAGAGTATTGGATCAGTTGGCGACGTTCTGATGAAAACAATGTATCGAACTGGCAATCGGCGCGTGTAACCGAAGAGCAATACGAAATCGTTAATGTCGCGGAGAATGGACGCTACGACTTCCAGCTGTATGCGGTTTCATTCAACGGTAAAAAAACAGAGATTATCAGTACCGTTTATCAGGTGTTGGGCACAATGACACCGCCGGATGCCCCAACGTCATTAACGGCCGTTGGAGACTATCGTAATGTGATACTGAATTGGGTTAATCCAGATTCGGTAGACCTTGATCACATTAATGTTTACGCATCCCAGACCAACAATCTGGATACGGCGAAACTGATCGCAGAGTCTGCAAGCACCACCTTTACACATGCTGGTCTTGGGGATAGCGAAACGTGGTATTACTGGGTTCGAGCATCGAACAAGCGAGGTATGTTAAGTCCTCCGAACTCAAACTTGGGTACAGAGGCGACAACTCGCGATGTACTGTCGTTCCTGACTGGCAAAATTACATCTTCCGAGCTTGGTCAGGCTCTGCTTGAGGACATCAACAGCAAAGCCTCTCAAGAAGCAGTTGACGAGTTAAATGAGCATATCAACCAGAGCGTCGAATCTTTGGAGGGGGCGGTAAACGACGTTAAGGAAGATATAGCTGAATTAGATAAGCAGTTCAGCGATAACCTCGCGGATTTTGAAATAAAATTCAACGAGCGTAGCGATGCTTTGGAGAACGCACAAACCGAGCTTAAAGGTGAGGTTTCGGCAACGATCGACAAGGTCAATGAAGCGTTTGAAAAAATTGATGCTACTGATGCTGCAATTGTTGAAATCGAAAACACCGTATCTGAACACGATAAAGCTCTCGCTAATACAGTCGAGGCAATAAAGGCTGCAAGAGATGAAGCGGCGGCTCTTATTGCTAAGGAAAGCGAGGCTCGTGTTGAAGGCGATGCTGCAAACGCTAAACAACTGGAAGTGTTGCAGTCAACGGTAGAGGAAAGCTCCGCTGCCGTTGAAGAAATGAAAAAGACGGTTGCAGAGGTCGATCGTGCCAGTGCAGAACTGACTACGAACATTGAGGCGTTAGCCAAAACAAATATTGACCTGGCTCTTCGTCAAGATGAAGACCAGCACAAGCAGATGGTCAATAACGCGAAGATCGCAACAACACAGAAAACCTTTGCTGATGATATGTCTGCAATGGCCACGAAGGTTGAGGAAATTCGCGTAGAAATTGGCGAAGACATTAAGGCCAGTATTCTGGAAGAGTCCACCGCTCGTGCCGATGGCGATGAAGCGTTGGCAAAGCGTGTCACTCAGCTGCAATCTAAGTTTGAAGGAGATATCAGCGCGGCGATTAGTACAGAGCAGGAGGCTCGTACATCTGCCGATGAAGCTCTGACGACACAGATCACTCAGCTTGAGTCGAAAGTAAGCAACGATATCGTCGCAGCTATTAAGGAAGAGCAAGAAGCCCGAGCAACGGAAGATTCGGCTCTGGCAAGCCAGATCACCCAACTTCAGGCAAAGGTTGATGATGATATTTCTGCTGCAATACGTAGTGAGCAGGAGGCCCGAGCAAGCGGGGACTCTGCGTTAGCCAAACAAATAAATCAGCTTCAGTCAAAGGTTGACGGTGATATATCCGCGGCCATCACTCAGGAGCAGGAGGCCAGAGCAAGTGCTGACCAGGCGCTCTCACGAGAAATTAACAGCCTGCGAGCACAAACCGGAACTGATATTGCCGCAGCGGTTGCTGTAGAGACAAAAGCAAGGACTGATGCCGATAGTGCATTGTCTACCCAGATTACGTCTCTTACAGCAAAAGCTAATGATCTCGAGGCGTCTCTTGCCAGAGAAACAACGGCTCGTGCAGATGGTGATACCGCTTTAACAAAAGAGGTTTCAAGTTTAAAAGCACAGACAGCGAAAGATATTAGTGCGGCCGTTGCAGTTGAAACGCAGGCTCGAACTGATGCTGACTCGGCGTTGTCGTCTCAGATCACCAAGCTGACCTCTCAATACAAAGAGGATATTAAAGCGGCTGTAGCAACCGAAACGAAAACGCGTACAGAGCAAGATGCTGCATTGGCGACTCAAATCACAAACTTAGAGTCTCAAACAGCAGCCAACATTTCTGCGGCGGTCACAACTGAAACGACAGCGAGAACGCAGGCAGATAATGCTCTGAGTGGGCGAATCGATACTCTGAAAGCAGAGGTGGATGGAAATACCGCGACAATTCAACAGCAGGCAACAGCTATTGCTGATACCAACAAAAAAGTATCAACCGCGTGGACGTTGAAAATGGAGACTTCAACGAGCGGAGGGCAGAAGTATGTTGCCGGTATTGCGCTTGGTATTGACACCACTGGGCTATCTCAGTTTTTGGTTCAGGCGGACAGGTTTGGTTTGGTCAACTCTGTTAACGGGAAGATCACAACGCCATTTGTTATCGAAAACAGTATCGCCTATATGAATGGAGCGTATATCAAGGATGGCACAATCACCAATGCAAAAGTAGGCGATCTGCAATCTACCAATTTTGTTAGCGGTAGATCTGGATGGCGGTTCGGCAAAAATGGAACGCTTGAGATCAACGGTAATAGCGGCGGCAATGGGAGATTGGTTATAAATGGTCAGCGGATTGACGTTTATGACGATAACAACGTCCTACGAGTAAGAATTGGCCGTCTGTGATGGTGGAAAAAAAATTTTATATCGGTAAAAATAGGTAAGTATTTACTTAATGGCGGGCAAGGATAACCCGCCAAATCAAGGAGCATATTCAACATGTGGTACAGGGAAGGTACTATCACATTTACACAGGGTAGCAATACTCTGGTTGGGGCAGGGACAGCCTGGAACGTAACAGCTAATGGTGTGTTGCCGGGGATGATCGTCATTGGCCCCGACAATAAGCTGTATGAGATCAAGCGCGTAATAAGCGATACGAATATTGTTCTCTCAGAACCTTATACCGGCGAAACTCAGTCTGAGGTTCCGTGCCGAATCATTACGACCTATGAAGGCGACTTAACACAGTTTAGCGCGCGCTTTACAGCACTAATGTCGCGTATGTCGGCTGATTCCAAGTCTATGCGCAGTTGGTTGACTGCTCTGGATGAGGTGACAATCGAGCGTGAAGACGGTACAGAAGTAACCGTTAAGCCGCTAATGCAGATCGTCAACGAGCACAACGAAAACGTTGAGTGGTATAAAAATAACACTGACGCGATTGATGCTGCTGGCGACAAAGCTCGTGAGGCGGCGGCCAGTGCTGCCGCAGCAGCAGAAAGCGCCAATACCGCTGGAGAAAAAGCCTCTCAAGCGTCTCAAAGTGCATCCGCTGCGGCATCCTCACAAAGTGCCGCAAGTGCGAGTGCAACTGCTGCGAAAAAATCTGAAACGAATGCCGCAGCGTCACAACAATCAGCAGCCACTTCTGCATCCACCGCGACCACGAAAGCGTCAGAAGCTGCCACCTCAGCCCGGGATGCGGCGGCCTCAAAAGAGGCAGCGAAATCATCAGAAACGAACGCATCCTTGAGCGCCAGTAGTGCAGCCTCCTCGGCAACAGCGGCAGGCAATTCCGCGAAGGCGGCAAAAACGTCCGAGACGAACGCTAAGTCTTCTGAGACGGCAGCAGCACAGAGTGCCTCAGCTGCGGCAGGCTCAAAAACAGCGGCTGCGTCGTCTGCCAGTGCCGCGTCAACAAGTGCCGGGCAGGCCTCAGCCAGTGCCACCGCCGCCGGAAAATCGGCAGAAAGTGCCGCATCGTCTGCTTCAACAGCCACAACGAAGGCTGGCGAAGCCACTGAACAGGCCAGCGCAGCAGCGAGGTCTGCTTCCGCAGCGAAGACATCCGAAACGAACGCGAAAGCGTCGGAAACCAGCGCAGAATCCTCAAAAACGGCTGCCGCATCGTCCGCCAGTTCGGCGGCGTCATCGGCATCATCTGCGTCTGCTTCAAAAGATGAGGCGACCAGACAGGCGTCAGCAGCGAAGGGCAGTGCCACGACGGCATCCACGAAAGCAACAGAGGCGGCAGGCAGTGCGACGGCAGCATCTCAGAGCAAAACTGCTGCTGAATCCGCTGCGACCCGTGCGGAAGCTGCTGCTGATCGTGCTGAAGAGATTGCCGGTGCAGTTGCGATGGAAGACGCAAGCCTTACAACTAAAGGTGTTGTGAAACTTAGCAGTGCTGTCGACAGCACCAGTGAATCGCTGGCCGCAACGCCAAAAGCAGTTAAAGCAGCCAATGACAATGCGAATAGCAGGGTGCCATCTAACCGAAAAGTTAACGGTAAAGCACTGACTGCGGATATCACATTAACGCCGAAAGATATTGGTACTTTAAATTCAGTAACGATGTCTTTCTCTGGCGGGGCAGGGTGGTTCAAACTGGCTACGGTTACCATGCCACAAGCGAGTTCCATCGTTTACATCGCATTGATTGGTGGCGCTGGTTACAACGTCGGCTCCCCACATCAGGCAGGCATTTCAGAACTGGTTCTACGAGCAGGCAATGGAAACCCCAAAGGGATTACAGGTGCTTTGTGGAAGCGTACAGCTGTCGGATTAACGAATTTCGCCTGGATCAACACATCCGGCGATACATATGATATTTACGTTGAGATTGGCAATTATGCGACTCGTGTAAATATCCATTGGGATTGTACTGCAAATGCGACAGTTTCTATTTATACCTCGCCAACATATTCAGCGAGTAAGCCTTCCAGCGTTACCGATGGTGTTGTTTATACGATGTATAGCTCACATCAGAAACCTACACCATCAGATATTGGAGCACTGCCAACAACCGGAGGAACAGTTTCAGGTACGTTGTCTGTTACAGGTGGATTAACTGGTTCATTGAATGGTAATGCAAGTACAGCCACGAAATTGCAGACGGCAAGATCTATCGGTGGAGTTGTTTTCGACGGTTCTGCAAATATTAACCTTCCAGGTGTAAACACTACGGGTAATCAGAACACCACTGGTAATGCTGCAACTGCTACAAAACTTCAGACGGCAAGAACTATCGGCGGCGTGAGCTTTGATGGTACTGCGAATATTAATTTGCCAGGTGTTAATACGACTGGTAATCAGAATACAACGGGCAACGCGGCTACTGCTACGAAGTTGCAGACTGCGCGTACTATCAATGGGGTGTCGTTTGACGGCTCGGCAAATATTTCCTTGTCGCCAGCAAATATAGGTTGCCCGGCATCTCCTACTGGTTGGTTAACTACAGGAAGTAATGGCGGAGCAATAACAACAGCACAGTTAGTGACGTTATTGCAAAATAATGGAGCATTTAACACAAAGTCATGGATTGCTCGATGTGCGTGGGCCTATGCCAATAGTGCAACCATACCAAATAGTGAAACTGGTTGTGGCGTTATTCCATTAGCAGGAGCTGTTATAGAGGTATTTAATAACGGTAGTAGCTCAAACAATTATACGATCCGTATAACAACGGCCACAACGGCGAGTGTCTCTGGTGCTCTCACTAATGCGGAGTTTATCTATGTATTTAACGGGACGAGCTATTCACCAGGATGGCGCAGAGCGTATAACACTAAAAACAAGCCTACTGCGGCTGATGTCGGAGCTTTACCACTATCTGGAGGAGCGTTAACTGGCGGATTAACGTCTTCTGGTGAGATCGTTTCAAAATATGCAAATGGTTTCCGCATTGCTTACGGTAGCTTTGGGTTCTTTATCCGTAATGATGGATCGAACACATATTTCATGCTAACAGCATCAGGAGACACATTAGGTTCATGGAACGGTTTGCGACCTATTACAATTAATAATACCAGCGGTGCTGTGTCCATTGGTAATGGACTAAATGTTACTGGTGGCGTAAATGGTAGTTTGAACGGTAATGCTTCAACAGCTACGAAGTTGCAAACTGCTAGAAAAATAAGCGGCGTGTCTTTTGATGGTTCTGCTGATATAACACTAACAGCTGCAAATGTATCTGCTTTTGCTCGACGCGCTACTGGAACTTATGCCGATGCTAGTGGTGCGGTCCCGTGGAATGCCGAATCAGGTGCGTATAATGTTACACGCTCCGGGGATTCTTATATCGTTGCAAATTTTTATATAGGCGTAGGTAGTTGTCGGACTCTCCAAATCCGAGCGCATTATAAAAATGGTGGATTGTATTACCGTTCATCACGTGATGGCTATGGGTTCGAAGAGGACTGGACTCAGATATATACTAAAAAAGACAGCATTCCAGGTGTGAATGCAGATGGGAACCAGAACACTACTGGTAATGCCGCAACCGCCACAAAATTGCAGACAGCAAGGAAAATTGCTGGTGTGGCGTTTGATGGCTCTGCCGATATAACTTTGACTGCGGCTAACCTTAATGCTTACACGAAAACAGAGGTAACAAACCTTCTAAGTTCCTATGTGAAGAGCAGTGCTCTTCCAAGTATGACTGTGCGAACTTCCTCTGTTTCAGGTGGGGATATGGGCATGAGCTTGTCCGCATTCATTAGCCACCTAAAATCAAATGGGGCGTTTAGCAAAAGTTATTGGATTGGCTTTGGCGATGCTATGGGATTCAATGCTGGCAGTATCAACAATATAACGGGATTTGGTGCTGTAGAATTAGCAGAATCTATAATCGAAGTTTTTAATCTACCTAACGGTGATTATACAATTCGTTTAACGACGTCACACAAAGCTGACTATGGTGGGATTACAAACGCAATCCTCGTTTATCACTACCGTAGTAATAGAAGTCCGTCAGGTCAATGGCTGAAATTTGCAGGTACTGTTGGGGCAACAAGTAACTGATTTAGACATTATTTATATGGCTGTGTGGTTTAAAAATGCGATTTCACAGCCGCAATCATAGGGATATATTAGTGAGTTACTAGATGCGAATATGAACAACTGTTAAACGGTATATGTATAGGTAGGTAAGTATATACCTACAATTAAAAGGAGAAGTGTGATATAAATCCGCCATCCCGATTTGACTTTTCACGGAGGAAAACATGTCGAACGAGATGGCGGGCGTTACAACAGAGCAAGTTGAGCGTATTGCCGCGATCGTTGCTCGGGAGGTTGTTGGCAAATTAGGTAAAGAGCTACGTGAAGAAATTGGCCAGGAGGTCAATGATCAGCTGAAAACCTACTTTGGTGATATGACCCCGGCGCAACATAGTATTCAACACTCCAATCTGGACAAACTCCTTAACCGGTTAGATTCCATCTCAAGTGGGTTCTTTGGCGGCATTGTTTCTAAAATAACGTCGTTCATTATTACCGCACTGCTTTTGGGGTTAGCCGCGTATGGCGTAAAAAGTGGACTGCAATAACAGGAGATCAAGGATGAAGACTCCGAGAGGCATTCGTAATAATAACCCCGGTAATCTTGATAAAGGATCACCGTGGCAAGGTCTGGTTGCGAATCCAGACGAACCGCGCTTTTGCACGTTTAAAGACCCTGTTTGGGGGATTCGTGCGCTGGCGGTGACTCTAATTACCTACCACGACAAACGTCGCGCAAAAGACGGCTCAAGTATCGATACCATTCGTGAAGTTATTGAACGTTGGGCACCGCCGAATGAAAACAACACTGACGCCTACATTAATGAGGTGTCTAAAGCCGTTGGTGTAACCGCAGACATGATCATCGATCTGCATGATTACGACATTCTTCGACCTTTGGTTGAGGCAATCATTCGCCATGAGAATGGGCGAGGTCCGCTAAAAACGCTGAACACCTGGTATGCGGCAGAAGTTATTGAGGAAGGTCTGCGTCGAGCTGGCGTCGTTAAGCCGGTGAAAACCGTGAAGGCTGTTCCTGTAACTAAAGAAACTGCAGGCGCAACTGTTACAGCAGGTATTGGTCTGGCGCAGCTGGCCGATGTTATGCCGCAGGTTTCCGCTGCTATGGATAAGGCACAAGGTCATATCTCTAGCGGGGATACAGTACGCATCATCTTCGGCATTGCCACTATTGTTGTGGCCGGATTCATTGCCTGGTCGCAGGTAAGAAGACACCAGAAAGGGATGGTCTAATATGCTAGGCAGCCTGATGACAAAGCTAAAAGTTGCTTTGATTACGCTGGCTGCCGTTCTTTTCGTTCTTGTCGGCGCTTACACGATGGGCGGGAATGCGGCGCGACGAGCAATGGAAGAGAAGGCAAAACAGGAAGACAGAAAACGACTTCAAAGCACAGTGGATGTCAAAAATGAAACGGTTAATGAAGTGCGGCAAAAAGATGCCTCTGGTGTTCATCGCGAGCTGTTTGATAAATGGGTGCGTGATTAAGACGCAGGCTCCAGGCGTGCTATTCTGCGATGCTGCAAATCCTATTTATGTGAGTAGAGAGGATTTTATGACTGAGGAAACGGAGCGACAGTTGCTTATCCACAATACGATAGGTGAAAGGCTGTGTGAGTGGGGGCACCTGAACTGAGTCGATGATTGATGAGTGGTCTCAGTTTACCTTTTATCCTAAAGATGGCATCTTCACTCATATACACGCCTGTTCACTCAAGCTCATGTTGAATCATTTAGTAATTTGATGTAGATTTATTAGGCATCCACGTAAGTGGGCACATACAGGCTACGCATCCTCGTAGCCTTCAACCCCGAGAGGGGTGCCGCAATGACACTTGTGTTAACGGCTAAGGTGGACACATGCTGAACGAGAAACGTTCTATACAAACTATTCGCGATTGCACGAGTATTATCGAGACTCATGTGCTGAATCAGCACAAGCTTGAAGTACGTAAGCTCAATAATGACGCTATTGAACCGGAAGACTCACGCTTCATCGTTACCTTCAAAGACGATGTTGAGCGCGCTGGTGCAAGCGTGAAGCCATTAGCTGAAGCAATTTACCTGAATGGTCGTGTTCGTTTTGTAGTCAAGCCAGCTAAACAGTACCCTGAGCTGTCTCGTTTTATCGAGGCTTTTTCGGAGGTTATTGAACATTCTATTCGCCGCTTCTTACGCAATCATGGTAGCATTGTCAGCACGGTTAAGGCTGATGATTCTGCTACAAAATGGCTCCTACACTAGATAGCGCATATTCAAAAGATCTAAGCGAGTTTCCTCATAAAGGGGAGACTCGTGTTGTTCGTTTTGGCTTTCTTATCAATGAAGCCTCCCTCTATAAAATCTCAGAAATTGAAATCATTGAACCAGAAGATGACATTTGCCTGTATGTCTCTATGGAACTTGTAGGTGCGCGCGACCAAGGCGACCTGAGCGAATTCATCTTAGATCGAGCGGATGAAGATGCCCCTGAAGAAGAGATTATCAAAGAGGTGCTCCAGTCCGGGCTTCTGGACGAAAACAAAAATACGATCGCTGGTAGGATAGCTCTGCGTGAATATAGTTTTGTTGAAGACGGTAATGAGATCGAATGTTACCAGGTAGCCGGTGTCGAAACTGTCAGAGAGCGTCGTCAGCGAGGATTGTGTCACCGTACCTATCTCTTTCTTCTTCATTGGTATGAGCATTTAGTCTGCGACGATACACAAACCATTCCTGGTGCTAAGATCTGGGCAGGGCCTCTCATGCGAACCGGCGATGTGCGTATATACAATGCCAAAACAGAAACGTTCGAGGATGTGTTAGGTGAGTACGGGATGGGGAAAGAAACCGGATTTTTGCCGTGGAACAGAGGATTGTTGCTTGATGCAGAGTTAAGCTCTTGGCTCCCAAACAAAGTGCAAGTTAACGTTCAGAAATTTATCGTACTTATCATCTCCCGCAAAACAAGAACTCCAGTAGGTTTATACCTAAAAGATTAAAAATCAGGCGACTTTGGTCGCCTTTTTTGTTAACAGCCATTGATTCTCGCCTAAAAATTCTAAGGCAGCACCTACCATTTAACCTTTACACCACAGCCGTAGGCATTTAGGCTATATCACATATAAGAAAACAAGTTGTTTCAGACGATAATTATATACGCAAAGGGAACTCTCCAATGACCAAGATCTTTGTGGTTGGCGGCACAAAGGGCGGGCCTGGCAAATCCACCGTTGCCCAGCAAATTGCCGTTTGCCTGAAAGTCAAAAAGAAGAAGAAGGTTTATATCACTGATATAGATATTCAGCGCACGACAACAAGCTGGTGTGAAGACCGTCGACAGAACGAAGACCTTGAGCTGATTCCTTTTGCATACGTTCAGGATGACATCATTAAGCACCTAAAATCGCTTCAGGGTAGAGCTGAGTTTGTAGTGGTAGATGCTGGTGGCTTCGACTCCGAAATTCAGCGACAAGCGATGCTGATGGCTGACGTTATCATTATCCCGCTGCGTCCTAAGCGTCGTGATTTGAAATCTTTACGTGACATCGATCCTATTATCGACAATGTTCGCAATGTAAACGATAAAGTGAAGGTCCGCGCGGTCATGAACCAGTGCCCGGCTTTGCCATCACAAGTGTCTCGCATTCTGGCGGCTAAAGAGATTGTTGAGACGTTTGGCATCGAGTCTGCGCCAGTCAATCTATATAACCGCAACGTCTATGATGATGCGGAAGAGTCTGGTCGTTCTATCTTTGAAATGACCGGTAGCGAGCGCGACAAAAAGGCGGAAGCCGAGTTTGAAGAATTTGTAGATTATCTGTTGAGTCTGGAGGAAGAAGAATAATGTCCATGAAAATGGGTGACCTAGCAAAGCGCAAAGAGCCTGATGCACCGGCTAAGAACACAACTCCTTTGCGCCAACCAGTCAGACCACAGGGACGCCCGACTCGTGGCAAAGAGAAAATTAAAAGCCGCACAATGTCACTGGAGGACGAATACTTCGAACTGCTGGAGATGATGAAGTTCATCCCTCGCTTCGAGAAGTTCACTCGTTCTGACGTGATTCGAGCAGCCATTTTCCATCTGGCAGAGAAGTCACCGCAGGAAATCGAGGACATCGTGAAATTGAATGAGGCGATCACCGCTGCCGATGTCACGATGCGTACCGATGAAATTAAACGCGAGTTAATGAAGAAAGGTTGATATAAATCTCTAAGGCTGGTCTGCATTGGACAGCCTTAGAAATATTTCGTTCTATGAAAGCTATTCGTAGTTAAGCTCACCGAACAGACTGAACATCAAGTCACCATCCAAAATTTCAAAGGGCAACTCGACATACTCATCCTTATGTCTCGGAATTGCGTTGCCGTCGTTAGGGGCATTCTTGGTATAACCTTTTACATGTTTACCGTTTTCTTTTGTATACGGCAGCACGACAATTCGACCGTGATTTTTTGAAATGATAGTTCCTTCTTTCCAGAGCGTATTGCCTCTTGAGGTGGTTTCGCTTTCGCTAGCAACTTTAACACTCCAACCTACCTGATTTTTGTCCTCAAACCAGAAAACAAAGTTGCCAACAACCAGTACCTTTTGCCCATTCCTGAGAGCTTCATCCAGCATTCTTTTTACGCTGGCGAGTTGCAGTAACCGGTTAGCACGCGGCAGAAGCATTGAGCGAATAGTCGCTTTTGTTTTTCCCCAATGTGCAGCACCTGATAAACCAAAACCTCTGGCTATGCGTTCTTGGTAGCAGATCTTCGCTGTCTTAGCTTTGTTGTTATATGAACATTCCCAAGTGTTAGGAGCAACGAGTTGAAGTGAAACTTGGAATTTGGGAAGAAAAACAAAATGTAAGTAAGGCATCTCGCTTAGCACGTCAAAAAGGGGTTGACGCAAAGTTTCGTAATCTGGGTTAATTATTAACTCATTTAATGTCACTCGCGGATCGTTGGCGTGTGCCTTAATTGCTTCGTTGAGCATTATATGCTCTTCATCCATGAGACGTGATTTGGCTTTGAGTGCTTTGTCAACTTTCAAACGCAATGACTTCTTTTGAAACATAGATAGAGGAAGTTTTTCAATGTCAAAGCTCACGTTTTTATTCAGCTCTAATGCCGCTTTTCTTGCTTCAGGATAGTTATCGTAGTCGTCATCAAAAGCGTGGTTTGGCATACCACGATCAACATATCGCCGATACCAAGCAAGGGTTCCATCATTACGGAGTTTCAGACAGAACATCGACCATTTATTCCGTTCATATTTAGGCTGAGGCCAAAAAGCCAGTTCGGGAAGGCCATATCCTGGAAGTCTATTCATGCGCATGGTGACAATATCCACGAGGCTAAAACACTGATTCTAACATGATCTCCCTTGATAAATCTGTCAATGACATAGCATCTGGGGTTGGAGTCAAATTATGTTGTTCTTGGTATCCATTAGGAGCCTGTTTCTGTATATAAATAATAAGTAACTTATTAAATATATACGGAAGCAGGTCTTTTAAAAGACACCACCAGAACAACTCCCTTCCGTTTTCACTTCCAAAAACTGCCACCAGTCGCTATCATCCGCTCATTGTGATAAGTAAGTAACTACCTACCAGGTGAGCCACATGAGCCAAATCTTTTTCGATACCATCGACAACGACCAGTACGACTTCATGACAGAGTGGAATACCGCTGTTATGGACAAGTGGGTCGCTGAAAACATTGGTTTGTCGCGCTGTAAAGATGAGGCTGAACTCTTCGAGACGAAGTGGTTTGATTACCGCGACATGCATCCTCTTATGGCCACCTGTCTGTTTACGGAGGCATACAAACGTCAGTACTCAAATATCATGCTGACGCACGGTCGCGAACACTTTGAAACAGCTCCGTTCACCACCGGGTTAAAACGCCTGCCTTATCAGGAGTTGTCGACTGCCAATAAAACGTCTCTATGGAAAGCACGCCAGTTTGCTGACCGCTATTGCTGCTCATACGACTACTTTATCTCCACCGTTCTTTCCGCAGCTGCACGACGGCTGTGGGACAAGCTGCCGCGCCCACAGCATTTATGGCAGCCAGAACTGATTGAGATATTTGAAGAGAAATTAGCCAGACGCGCAACAACCCGTCTGGATGACTCTCTGGTTAGCTTTAAGCATATGGGAGACATGCAGTTCAACCCGATTCAGGAAAGCTATTTTGAGTGGATTCTGGAGCGTTTGCGCACCATCCCTCGCAGCAAGCGCATACGCGCAATTTTCTCCGCTATCTGGCTAATGGAAATCGTTCCAGAGCGCCTTATTTCCGCCCACTTTCCAGAAGAACTGGAAGAAGCACGGCGGTTTATTGATCCCCTATCTAATTAACTAATACTAGAAAACAATTTGTTTAAAAAACAAAGGAAAGCACATGACCGAACTTTGCCATACAGGACGCGGGCTGTCCGAAGAGTTTGATGAAGATTTCCAGAACAGACTGACGGCATATTTTTGTCGTGATCACGAGTTTCTTACTCGTGCGGGAGATCTGGTTGTGCCTAGCCAGTTTGCCAATGCGGCCAATGCCATATTGGTTAATATGGTTTCGGGCTATTACCGTATGTACAAGAGCGCGCCCTCTTCATCTGCAATTCTGGATATGCTTAAGCGTGCGAAACGCGATAAGACTATCCGTGAGGAACTATTCGCCGATGTTGTTGCTGCGTTTAAGCGCATTCTTGCAGAAAAATTGTCCGATACCTCGTACATGGTTGACCAGGTATCAACCTTCGCAAAAAGTGTAGCGTTTGATGATGCTCTGATTAAGGCTGCTGAACTGAAAGAGAAAGGCGACTTTCAGGGGGCGATGGCAATCATGGCCAAGGTTCAGCAGATTGGATCGAACGAAGCGACCGGAATCTATGACTACTACACCTCCGCAAGTGAGCGATTGAAAGCGCGTGAATATGAGGCTTCAGAGGAGTATGTACCAAACAGTATTACAACTGGACTCCCTCTTCTCGATAGGTTGCTGTACCAAAAAGGCTGGGCAAAGCGCGAAATGGTGCTCTTCATGGGGTTCGCTAAATCCGGTAAATCGACCGCAATGGGTGAGTTTTCCATAAACGCAACGCTTGCTGGCTACAATGTTCTGTATCTCTCGCTGGAGGTTCACACCACCATTTTATCCGACCGTTTTGATGCAAGATTGTCGGAGACAGAAATGTCCAAGCTGGTGGAACGGCGCGATGAGGTTCATCGTAAGTTGGCAGAGTTGGGAGCCACGAAGGGGATTGGTAGTTTGTGGGTGGTTGAGCGTCCGTCAGGAAGTATGTCACCGGCAGATCTGGACCGTATGCTTAACAGCATGAAAGCCAACGGCATGGTACCTGACATGGTTGTTGTCGACTACGCAGACTTGATGCGTGCCAGTTATGACCTTCGTGATGATCGCGCCAACATTCGTAGTATCTACACCGATTTACGTGCTCTTTATGACAAGCATAACGTTGCTGGGATCACGGCATCGCAGACAAACCGTGAAGGTGGAGCGTCAGAAGTTGCCACAATGATGCACGCTGCCGACAACATCGAAAAAGTACGTATTGCTGACCTGGTAATAACGATCAACAAAACCGAAGAAGAAGAAGCGAAAGGAGAGGCTCGTCTCTACTTTGCTGGTTCACGTAACCAGCAGGGAGGGATCAGCATTCGCGTTAAACAAAACCTCGAACAAATGCGCTTCATTGAGCGAATCTTAGACGTTACCTAAAAAATAAGCGTGGAGAACACCTCCACGCTTGATTCATTGGTGAAACAACTTTTCTTTTGCCAAACCACAAAAGAAAAACACATGAGCCTTTATGTTATATCAACATTTAGGTTGGTCACAATATTGCCTGTTAAAAGTGGAATTATCGTGAGCGAGCTGAAAGAGCTAATTACCGAATTAGATTTTGAACAATGGTTGGATACTGAAGGTATCGTTTATCGACGTGGAGGCGTGAGTGCTCGCGGTCGTGAAGTGAATATCAAGGAATGTCCGGTATGCGGCAGCTCCAACTGGAAGGTATATTTCAATCTGACCAGTGGCGTCGGCAAATGCTTTGCTGGTGATCATCCCGAAGAGATTCAGTTCAATAAGCTGGTCTTCCTCAAGCACTACAGCGGCAAATCACGACGACAGTTCGAGGAATATGTGCAGAACGCCCTTCTTTCCCAGGGGTGGGCACCAAAGAAAGAAGAGATAGTGCTTGCAAGCACAGTCGAGTTAGAGGGACCACTTGCACTCCCTCGTCATTACGAACTTCCTATAGATGGCCGTCTTCCAGACTATCTGGTTGAACGAAACATATCGCCTGAAATGGCAAAGTATTTTGACCTACGATACTGCGTCGAAGGCAAGCACGCCTATGTAGATCCGTATACAGATCAGGTTAAAGGACAGATATTCGATATGCGAATACTGATACCGGTTTACGATCTGGATGGGGTAATGAAGACATTTCAGGGACGAGACATTACCGGTACAGCAGAACGCCGCTACCTCTTTCCTATGCAGCTTCCAGCTTCAGGTAAGTTTCTCTACAACGGCCATAATGCAGTCGGCAAACAGACTGTAGTTGTCTGTGAGGGGGCGTTCGATGTTATGGGGGTTAAACGAGCTATTTTTGACGAAGAAACATTACGTGATTACGTGGAACCAATAGGAACGTTCGGGATGCATCTATCTGGTAACACCACTCAGGATGCAGAAGATCAGTTAGGCGCGTTCCTGACGCTCAAGGCGCGTGGGTTACGTAATGTGATCATGATGTGGGATAGTGAAAAGCAAGCTATACGTAATACGATGGCCGCAGCCAGGCGACTGACCAGTATTGGTCTTAATGTCAAAGTGGCGTGTTTGGGCGAGGAAGGACTCGACCCGGGCGATGCAACGCCAGAGCAAATCATCAAAGCCTATTATCGGGCAAAACCGTATACCAAGCAGTTGGAGTTACAAAGCAAGGTTTTGGGCATTAAGGCTCTATGATAACAATCACCTTTAAAATAAGTAGATGATTACTTATCTTTCTGTGAGAATACTTTCATCTGTTAGCTAGGAGTTGGTATGAAAGACGAAATTCAGAAATTAGCCTGCGACATCATTGATAAAACTGGTTTAGAAATCAGCGAGAGCAATCGGCTAGACATCATTGAAAAAGCCGTAAAAACAGCAATGGATCATATCGCCACTCGTTTGGTCGAGATCCCGCTACCAGGGCTACCTTATCTGAAAGTTGAGTTACACGTATGGGGTGAACCTTCTTGTTCACGGCGTTCTGCATTAGTTGTTTTTATTAGCAAAGAAAACCCGCTCAGTCTTAAAGTGCAGGTTGGTGCATGGATGGATGGAAAAGTGATCTACACAAATACCGTTTTTTGTCTTTCAAACGACGAAACTATTGAAGCGGCCATTCAAGAAGCAGTTCTAGCAATGCGCAGCAGCGGTTTGATGAAGAATAACTACGAAGAGTACTTGCGTTCGATAAGTGGTGAAAAGACATTATCTCTGAAAGCAGATTTCGTTACCCCGAAAAATCTGTTGGAAGTCTTGCTTAATAAAGGGGCTAATGATGCCGTAAATGTAATCAGAGAGAGTGAGTATGCGTCTCTTTGCGACATGTGCAAAAGCCAGTTGGATCTGGTGCATATCGTTATTGATGCTGGGAAGGCATGTGATGGCGTAATGGCGGAATTTGCTTGGAAGGTGGTCAGGATTGCTAACGAATTACCGATGATAGAGCAAGAGGCCAAATCATACGCCACCAATCATGTCACAGAGCTTCTTGTCCCCTATCGCTTAGAAAGCAATCAGCGCAAGATGGTTAGCTGGGGAAGTTGGTAATCTCTCCGCGCGTCGTTTTTTACGCAAATAACGATAGGTAAGTACAAGATTATTTATGGCGGTAGTTGTGAAAGCTGATTTGTCAAAAATCCCTTCTATTTCAGGAAATAACGGTTATTCACTTCGTTGTGAGGAAGTAAAGATAAACGGTGAGTCGGCATATTGCAGCTATTCCGTTTGCCAGCACACCATTCTTGCCTTCAAAGAAAACCGTCTTCCTCGAACTTCTTTCCAGTCGTGCGCAACCGCTATCAAAGAAGGCAAATGCAAGGCGTTAAAAATGATGGTTGAAGAGATTCGTAAAGGAGAATCTCTGTATTTCGAAGATATGACCGCGCTCATTAAGGAGGTTGAAGAACGGAATAAACAAGCCAGAACTATAAAACGAAAACGTGACAGTGTAACGATTAATAGCATGGTTAAGAAGAGCACCACATCACAAACAGCGATCACTGACGTGTATGCGGCGTTGCTTGAAGAAACAACAAAAGAAACACATGAGCAAATCGATCAACATATGGAGGCAAAACAACAATGAAAAAGTTGATCGCACTTAAGCATAAGCTGGACGAAATGAAAGCTATGGGAACCAATGCAAAAAAAGAGGCATTGGCCAACATGGATGACTTCGAGCAAAGCATGGTTTCATTGATGCTCAACCCTTTCATCCGTTTTGGGGTAAAGAAATACAAAGTGGCAGAGCCGCTTAGTGAGTCCGTCCCAAGTGACGAAAAAGCCATTGATATACTGAATAAGCTGGCCTCTCGCGAGCTGACGGGGAACGCAGCAATAGCTGCTGTTGAGTCTATCGTGGCGTCAATGTGCGCCGATGGGCAGGACGTGTTCCGTCGTTTCCTCTTAAAAGATCCGAAAGCTGGCGTTGGGATTAGCCTATGCAACAAGGTTTTTGAAAATCCCATTCCGAAATTTGAGGTGCAGCTGGCGTCACCGTATAAAGAAAAAGGCGACAAATACCCCTTCAAGCCAAATCCTAAAGCCAAATGGCCGATGATTGGCAGCCTTAAGCTCGATGGTTTGCGAGTAATTTGTGAGGTTATTGTTGACGAGGAAGAGGTGAACTTCCTTTCTCGTACTGGTAATCCAATCACGTCTCTCGATCACCTAAAGCCAGCCATGCTCGAATTAGGCAAACTTTCAGGCCACAAACACATCTTCTTCGATGGTGAAGGAACAGCCGGTTCATTTAACCAGTCCGTATCTGCATTGCGCAAAAAGAACGTGCAGGCAATTGGCGCTATTTATCATGTTTTCGACTTCTTCCTACCGGAATGGCGGGCACAGGCTAAATCCAAAGAGTATGCAAAGACAGGTATGAAGCTGAAAGAGCGCCTGGCTATTCTCGTGGCGTTGTTCAAAAACGATCGCAGTGAAGACTACGCGCAAGACATTCACCTACATCCGTTCTACATCATCCATAGCCACGAAGACTTCATCGAACGCTTCATGAAACGCCTGGACGATAACGAAGAAGGGGAGATGGGCAAAGATCCGAACTCTGTTTACGAGTTTAAACGTACCCGCAGCTGGTGGAAGTTAAAAGACGAAGATTCAGAAGATGGTGAAATTATCGACTTTGAGCCTGGCGACCCGGACTCTGGTTTTGCCAACACGCTTGGAAAAATTGTTATTCGTCTTGAAAACGGCGTCATCGTTCGTGCGAGTGGCATTAAGCATAAATATCTGGACGAGATCTGGAACAACAAAGAGAAGTACCGTGGTCGTATTGTCGAGGTTCATTGTCACGAGAAAACACCTGATGGCAGCTTACGCCACCCACGACTGAAATGGCCGCGTTGCTTACGCGATACCGAAGATCGAATCGGAGATAAAGAATGATCGTATTAAGTAAAAGGGAGAAAGAAACGCTTCATGAAATCAGTAAGTGGCCGGAGTTCCCTGAGTACTGGAAGCCTAAAACGCGAGCTAAGTTAGAGCGTTTAGGGTTGGTTGCAAACGTTTCTGAAACGTGGTGCTCGGCCAACTACCAGTTAACTGATAAAGGGAAAGTATTGCTACAGCAATTAGTAGAATCAGGAGTGTTAAAATGATTCCATACATCTCATTAGCTTTTATGGGTGGCTTCCTTATCGGCTTCGGCATCTGTCGTGATTTAATTAAGCAGGAACTTAAAACCAAAACACTGTGCATCGGAAAGCGTGTGTATCGGGTAGTTCATGAAACAAAGGTTAGAAAATGAGCAATTTAACTTCTTGGGACTGGTGGTTGGCCACCTATTTCTTAGCGGCCGGAGTCGCATTCGCCTTTTACGTAGGTCAGTTAGTCGTAAAACTGCTGCTGATTAAATTTGCCAGTCATAAACGTATCGATGATGGTCTGTGGCGTCTTGGCACCCTGGTGGAAACTCGCTACGGGCAACTTAAGGAGAACGAAACCATTACTATCCAAGCGAAACGGTTCACTGCCACCATCACAAGAACACCTAGTCGTAGAGTGGCCTTGATCAAAAAAGTCACAACCGAATAAAAATACAATGATAAGTATTTACTTACTTATCTTTTATGTATAAGATGACTTTGTTTTCGTTGAGACGCGACTGTTTGAACTTAAATACAAGTGCAAACGAAGAAGTCTATCTGGCAGTAGCCTAATAAGCCAAACACCAGCGAGGTCAGTTTCCAGCCTCGTTACCGAAATGGGACACACTGAGCGAGTGTGATTGCAGAACGCAGGAGGGAACATTCATGTTCCCTCCGATGAAGTAACAGAATGGGCGGTTGGTATATTTTCAACTCCATATGACTCCCGGATTCTTAGCCACTGACCGCCCATCCTGTTACGTCATTTTGTTCAATTATGTCGTTTATACTGGGTTAAAAAGCGGCGACGTAGCCCGGCTGGTATGGTTAGCCAGCACACAACGTTGAGGCCATTACATTTTTATCAATTCTAAGGTTCTATTCACAGAGATACCGGCGAGCGTTGATATGTAACATGTTGGGCAAACATTCAATCGGAGTAGTGGCCTCAACGTTGTGAAGACGGGATTGTTGTGTAGGTTTAACCACTGTTGCCATTGGTGCCTGTTTTCACAACAAATGATTCCATACATCACATTGTATAAATTACAAAGTAGGTGCTGTCCTCAGAAACATCATCTACTTAAAGATTTTGCCTTCTACTATTGAGCGAAGTCGAAAGCGTCTGGCACTAACGAAAAGTGCAAGTAGCGGTGCGTTTCCTGGCAGAAACTAAACCGTCGCGATTGGCACTGTTGAGTAATAAATACTGGCAGTGCTGAATTGATGGTGTAGCTCAGCGGTAGAGCAGTTGGCTGTTAACCAACTGGTCGGTGGTTCGAATCCACCCACCATCGCCAATTTAGGGGAGTTAGTCCGTAGGGGCAGCGGGGTAGACTGTAAATCTACTGTCATTGCGACTCGGGTGGTTCGACTCCATCACTCCCCACCAAATTGCCGGTTTAGCTCAGTTGGTAGAGCGCCTGCCTTGTAAGCAGGATGTCAGCGGTTCGATCCCGTTAACCGGCACCAACACAACAGGTAAGAGCATTGGGCGAATCGGCGATACTGACCACAAGCCCGTAAATCGATAGAGTCAGACCAGTGCTCTTACCGTTGTGAGGAAGTGCAGCTCTTTGAAGCAACCAGAAGATAAGCATCTGGCTTCACAACACAACGATAAGATCATTACGGTTAATCGTCGTTCATGTGCACAATGACTGGTCGAAAGGTAGTGATCTTACCGTTGTGATGAATGCACAGGCTGATGTGCCGCAACTACAGTAGTGCGCGCTTTGCGGGGCTTGCTACAACCCTGTGTCGGAGTTCAGCACCGACCATCACAATAGCTGGAGAGTAGGGAGCATGGTGCTCAAGCGGTCTTGAAATCCGTCCCATTGTGCAAACGATGATGGTTCGATTCCATTACTCTCCGCCAGACACAGCGTTGAGCGGTTTGGCCTTTTAATCAACCAGATTAAGACTCCGCTAACATAAACCAGACCGCTCAACGCTGTGATAGACAATTACGGCAGACGTTCTTAACCATAGCTTGCTAACATCCTAGCAACACTTTTTTCAGCGCAAAATTCAAAGGGGCTTCGGCCCCTTTTTTGTTGAACAGTGCAATTTACTTTGCATAGTCGCCCAATTTTAATATTTCGCGCTTATATTCATTAACCATGCTACTGGATTCAGTATAAATTCGATTTAAAAGATTATCGTTATCTTTATTTTCATTTATCTTAATTAGTGCTAATTTATATTCATAGTCATCAAATGCCACAATTAAATGGTGGCCTGGGATTATATCTTCGTCACTCTTAAAGTATATATCTTCAAGTATGTAATCTAGTTGATTAGATTTTCTTTTCTCGATGTAATCTTCAGCCATAGCTATTACATCATTCCTGTCATTTAACCTGTTTTTTTCGGAAGGCACATCTTCGTAATGTTGCACGATTGAACAACCAATAAGGCGTGGGATGTAAACGTCAAAATGAGTAACTCTATCATTCGCGGTTTTAAGTAGTTCCTCAAAGTAGTTTCTTACATGTAAAGGCAACTTCTCAAAGTAATCATTAATTATAGGAGAACAAGGAGTTTTATAATTCATAAGAACCGACGGTACGAGCTTTGGGTGTCGAAACATCCAGTCCCTTTTAACGTCCGATGGAACATAATAACTTTTAATGATATTATCAAAATAATTTATCATTCGAGATTTGAATATTTTGTTGAATCTAAGGTTTATGAATGTATCCAGATAAGGCATATTTGAATAAGCATCATCAAAAAATATTTCATCATTGAAAAAATCATATTTATTCAATAAACAACACAGTTTTTCCGAATTAATATGTTCACAATAATCGATTTTTAATCCAAAGATAGCAATGATCAACTTCATCTGAGGTGGGATTTTAAAAATTAATTGTGACACATACGCTCTTTTTTCCTTGAGACATTCCCCATCAATATAAAATGAACCATCCACATACTCAAATATATTAATAATATGCTTCACATACTGTATTACCTCATGCTGTCTTACCAATGGGTAATATAGTCTATGTAACTCATCGCTGTTTAAATTAATTTTGTGTTTATCGATAATTTGTTTTGCAAGAAGACATAACTCATCATGTTGATTTAATAAGGAATCAAACCATTGTTTAAATGCACTCTTTCGCATTTCGAACAATGATTCAGTTGTTAATTGAAGGGCTGAAAAAGCTGCTTTTGCACTTTTTCTCGCTTCGTAGGCATTCCATGCTGTTGCTATAAAAGCAAATGCTGTAGCCAATGTTCCAACAGTTTGACCATTTAAAACAACCCAATCCCAAAAAATGACGGTGAGCAGTAGTATAATAATGAAAATTAAAAAAGGCATGTATGTATTTCACTCTACTAACTATAAAATATTAGGCTAATGTTAACCAAACAATGCCTTAATTAATAGATTGATCGAGGCTTTAATAGCTTTATAATGCAGATTGCAAAGATAAGTATGCACACACCTATCTTCTTTGTAAGTAAAGTTGCATATCAATTCTATGAGGTAACAATGACAATCACTATCTACGGACGAGATAACTGCTCATACTGCAAACGTGCGGTCGAGCTGGCGAAGCAACTAAAGGGACATGGCTACGGTGATTATGAGTACATCGACATCACTACTGCCGGTATCGACAAGGAAAAACTTAGTGAAATTGTTGGTAAACCGGTAGAGACTATCCCCCAAGTACTGATCGATGGTCAACCGATTGGCGGATACACAGAACTGGCTGCATACGTCAGCACCCTCTGATTTTAACGGCTCACAGGAGCCGTTTTTTATTCCCACCAAACTCACTCCTGTTTCCCTTAAAATTCAAAAAACAACGTCTAAATGATTCCATACCTACTATGTATGGAATCATTGCTGAAAATGAGTTACTTTTACTCTTGATCCTATAAGAATCTATGCCTAATATACTGTTTACTTATACAGTGCATCGGCGTAACTCGGTGATTGTCATATGAAAAATAGCTTTGACAGAGCACGCGCTGCGGAGAACACCTCAAAAGAGGCGATAGAGTATCTCGAAAGAGCATCTCAAATGCAGGCCGTTATGATCTCCCAGGTCAGCAATGACATGAGATTCTCGGACGCATTCATGTTATTCACTCGCTTATCTCTGCTGATAACCAGACGTCGGCCAGAGATCGCTGTTCATTGTATTTTGATACATGTTTTGCCGCACATTGCCGATGTAAAAGTAAGTGACATTAATAGGTTCATGGTGAACCAACTGGTCAACCCACTAATACTGGATGGCAAAATTGTTATGGGCCGCCGCGTTTTCTCTCTGATGAAGCAGTTCCTTAGCTGGTGCGCCTTCCAGGGGATGATAGACGTGTCACCGTTAAACGATATGTCACTTAACAAAGTTGCCGGTGGCGCAAAGCCCACACCTCGCGAGCGGAAGCTGACCGACGCAGAGGTATGGGTGTTCTGGAATATATGGGACTACTTCAATGTGTGTGCTGGTACAAAATGGGCGGCCAGGCTATGTCTTGTATCCGCAAGACGACCTGACGAAGTACTGCGGGCTAAAAAAAGTGAGTTCAATCTTAAGCGTGGGGTTTGGAATCAAGGCAAGAGGAACAAATCTGCCCGTGAGCATTCTCTGCCTTTAAGCTCATTAATGCGCACTTGTATTGAAGAGTTGTTCGAATATGGTAAAGACAGCCAGTGGCTCGTGCCTTCGAATAAAAAAATCGGGAAAGACCTTCCTATGTCTAAAGTGGCAATAGCCCAGGCATTACGTCGTATTCTGGAACGACCAGAACTGATGGAGCTTGAGCCATTTACACCCCGAGATTTGCGCCGTACTGCGCGTAGTTACTTCCCAGCATTAGGCATAAGCCAGGAGGTATCACGTAAAATCATGAACCACAGTCTTGAGGGGATAGATCGGGTCTACGACCGGCACGATTATATGGACGAGATGCGAGACGCCTTAGAAAGTTTCTCGACGTACATCGCATCAATCGTAGAGCAACCGGATTTAGACGAAATTGACCACAAATTTAAGGGAGATCGTCTATCAACAGAGCTTATTCGTGTAAATTTTTCATAGAGACTTTATGGCCTCAACAACCTTTTGTGATGCGCCTTTCTCTTTACCGAATCGCTCGTTATATGCAGCAAGAACCTGTTTTTCGTCCTCGTTAAGAGGAGCAGTGCCTTCTTTGTATAAAAATGCTGCGAGTTCGGGTTGGCGTTCTTCCAGCACCATCATCATAAGACGACTTGGCTCAATACCCAGTGCCAGCGCCAGCGGACGAACCTTATCGATAGGCAAAGGAATTTTGCCGCTTTTAATTAAAGAAAGGTTGTTGGCGTTTTTATACCCAATTGTTTTGGCTATCTGGGCCTGGCTCATAGGTGAGGATTCAATCAACCCTGCGATAAAAGCAGCGTAGCGACTTTCTATAAATTCAATCTTGTTATCAGACATGGTTACAACCTTTGCGCGTTCAATTCTCTCTGGTAAGTGCTTACCGATATTACATCAAAGGTTAGGGTTGTAAAGCTATTATCATTTTTTTCGATAGGCACTTAAAAGACCGGTTAAAGGCCATTGCACGGAGAAAAATTAGCCCAAAACAGGTAAGAAAATCAACTTGCATATGATATGAATGTATTCAGTATTGATACAAATTTTAGTAGTATTCCTTACCATAATATAAGTTAGAATGGATTGATTGAATGAACACCACTATTTCCAGCCTAATCGCTCTTGAGATCGGACACGTACAGAAATTAGCTGATGAGTGTGTAGCTGACATCCTCACCGATCTACCGAATGAGCAGATTCAGGTTGGTGTGAATGACACAACTGGATTTATATTCGAACTTAACAACAAACGCTTCACGCTTCTCAATACCGGCTCCGGGTCTTTAGCCGTCAGAATCTGTTAACCCCTCTTCTCCCTGCGCGAATGGCTTAGTTCCCTGTTCGCGCAGTGCTACATTAAACACACTAGTAAATAATTTGTTTTCATAACAAAGGATTAGCCATGTCTAAAAAACGTTCCATCAAAGAGGTTCAGGACTTCCGTGACAGTGTAAAACGAGTAGTCGCTCTCCTTTCAGGTAAAAACATCCCTGTTGCAGAACGAGGGGACGACGCTTATGTACGCTATAACGATGATGGAGAGCCAATTCTCGTAAACATCCCATCAATCCCGGATAACGCAACACCGGCATTGATGAATGCTGTGCGCGGATTTCTCGATCATGAGGTTGCTCACATTTTGTTTACCGATATTCGTGTGTCCAACAAAATGAGAGAAAAAGGACGCGTTCCTTCCTGGTCGCTATGGAATGCCTTAGAAGACGTGTTCATCGAGCGAAAAATGGGTCAGGTCTTTAACGGAACAAGACGTAATCTGATGGCAACTCAGCGCCTTATAATCGAAAAAGTCTTTAAACCAAAGGCTTCAGAGGCTATTGCTTATTGTGGCAAAGATCAGCGCGCGCTTTTTCTAAACTTCTTTCTCTGTCCGGTTGTAAGAGCCTGGGATGGCCAAGCACCGTTCGTAGATTTCATGGATGAATATTGGCCTGTCATTGAGAAACCAATTTCATTATTAAAAGAACATGGTATCGATGTGGCCGTGCGTAACATGTCTTGCACCGAGGATTGTGTAAAGGTGGCTGCGACCATAGCTAAGATCCTCAAAGACACTGAAAGTGAAAGCAAAGGTAAGGAGTCAGCTCCGGGAAAAACTTCCGATCCTTCAGACGCTGACCAGACGGATGCCTCTGGAGAAAACAATGAAGACAACGAAGATCATGAGACACCCTCATCGTTAGATAATCACAAATCTATTAAATCAGAGTCACATAGTAAGCACAAACATGATAATAACGACAGTGATGATTCAGATAATCCTGAATCATCAGAAACAATATTCGATGATACAGAAAATGATAAAGCGGTATCAGATTCTGATGCTTCTGATAACGCGGCGTCAGAATCATTAACCGCTGACCACGAAAAAAGAAAAACGACAGAAGACGGCTCTTCAGACATTCCAACTCCGTCAAAAATGAGTCTGGAAGAGGCTTTAGAGGAGTTGGATAGCATGGAAGATGAAGTCGGAGGCATGACAGAAGATGCGCTATCCGAAACGATTAAAAGCGAGTTAACAGAAAGCTCGAAAAGCGAATACAGGCCATACAATCGCTCATACGACTTCATCGGCTCGATTGATCAGGCAGAAGCCCATATCAAACGGCTTATTAAAACATTCTCCGATATTGATTTAGGTGGATATCCAATCAGCCGTTATCGCATCGTTCCTGAAGGCAACCAACTCTTCGACAAATATATTGAAAAGCACCTTTCGTCAGGTGTTTCGTCGACGCTGGCAAAAGACCTGGAACGTGCAATAGCAAGCAGAAACAGAGTTCAGTTTATACCTGGCCAGCGTCGGGGGCGCATTCATGGTTCAAGTATCTACAGATTAACAATGAATGATGATCGCGTGTTTCGTAAAAAAGAAGAATCTAAAGCCGTTAACGCCTGTGTTCAACAAGTGATTGATTTATCGGGTTCAATGAGTGGCGAAACGATAAAACTAGCTCTTGCAAGTGCATATACCATCGCCGATGCACTTGATCGAATAAATGTTCCCAACATTATCACCGGCTTCACTACATTTGGCAGTCATATGGCAGCAGGAGAACTTAAGGCTATCAAATATGAGTTCTCTCGCTTTGAATCTTTAATGCTACCTATCATCAAAAATTGGAATGAAAAAGCAAATTCTCGCGAAGTTCGCTCACGTATGGGGTGCGTAGGCTACACATTCCCACTTCTTAATAACGTGGATGGTGAAAGCATAGCCAGCCTTGCATCGTTATTTTCCGGTCGCTTGGAGGACAGGAAGATCATGCTTGTTCTGAGCGATGGCGCGCCGTGGGCTGTTGGGAGAGGTTTTGACGCCCATTTGCGTTCGGTTACGAAGCAAATTGAAACGCAGACTGACATTGATTTGATGGCAATTGGCATCATGACTGATGCACCGGAGAGATTTTACGCAAATCATGCCCTGGTAACTAGTGTTGATAGTCTTGGTTCATCTGTAGTTACTGAACTATCTCGTATCATTTTGAAGTAATTAAAACAGCCTTAATGATAAGTAACTACTTACCATAGTTAATGGTATATTTATATAAGAACTTGAACGCTCATTAGAGAACAAAGGAAAAGCGCATGACTACTACTGCACTGCAAAATGATAAAAATCCTTCTGATTACCTTGTTTGCAAGTGGTGCGGCAAATCATTTCACTATTTTAAGTCCCATGTAGCCAATGGTAATTGCGAGGGCATTCCTGAGTCAGTAAAAGATGCCGATCCTGACACCGTACTGAAAATGTACACAACGCAGTTTCCAGATGAACCAACGCTATCGAAAAAGGCACTTGATGCAATTCAAGCTAAACGTGCCGAGCAAAAAAGCGAAATGGCGAAATCTTCTGGCTTGACCAGTAGCCCAGGCTACACAGGCACAGTTGAGTACAAGACAGATCTGGTCGCAGCTCACGAACTGCTAAACGTAACGGTGGAAGAACTCGGAACAAAACGTGGGACGCCGCTCATGGTTAGCGTCAACGTCAATACGCCGTATCCAGAGTTCGTTCCAGAAGTGAAGAAGGGCTACGTATATGGCGACTTCGAACTGATCAAAGATATTTTCATGATGCTTGAACTTGGCATACCTGGCTATTTGTGGGGTCATGCAGGAACAGGCAAATCGTCATTGCCTACACAGCTATGTGCTTTGCTCAATCGTCCGTTGATCCGTGCCCAACATACAGCATCAATGGAAGAGGCACATGTTACGGGGCAAATTCTGGCGCGTGATGGCTCTACGTATTTCGAGCCTGGCTTGCTTGCGCTCGCAATGAAGCATGGCTGGGTTTACCTCGCGGATGAATACGACTTTGCGTTTCCACAAATTCTTGGCGTGTATCAGCCAGTGCTGGAAGGTGAGGCGTTGGTCATCAAAGAGGCAACTCCAGAATGGCGTCGCATTACTCCGCATGAACGGTTTGCTTTCATTGGCACTGGCAACACAAACGGTTCTGGTGATGAAACCGGCTTGTACCAGGGTACAAACATCCAGAACGCCGCGAACTTTTCACGTTTTGGCATCGTTTCGAATGTGAAATACATGAGCAAAGAGGCAGAGATCAACATGTTGATAAATGCCGGCATCGTGGATGAATACGCTGAAAAGATGGTTAAGTTTGCCGGTATCGTTCGCGATGGATATGAAGAACACCTTATCAGCCAGCCAATTGGGCCTCGTGAGCTTTTGTTGTCGGCCAAGATTGGAATGATGCGAGGCGACTTTGTGACAGGTATTGAGCGTTCTTTCATTAACAAACTCCCTTCAGCTTCTGCGCAAGCGGCTCGTGAAGTTGTTCAAAAAATATTTGGTTAATCGTGCGTAAAGGATGTTTCGGCTCTCTTATCGCTGCTTCTGAAACTGGCAAGGCTTGTCTGGGGTGTCCAGACAAGCCCGATTGTCACCAATCAGCAAAAGAAGTTGCGATTTCGATGTATGGGAAGTTCGTAGGCTTCCCCAATGACAAAATCAAAAAAACCAGAAAGGTAAAAACACATGAAGGCACTGATGGTTCGAACTGACTTCTCACTTGGGGAGTCGGCTCTAAAAGCAGAAAACGCGGTGAAGATTGCCAGAGAAGCTGGCTACACCGCTGTAATTTCAGCAGATAGCATGAATATTGCAAGTGTTATTCCACTACAACGTGCCGCTGGTGACGACATGGCGGTTATTTGTGGTGTGAAACTAAACATTGTTGATGATCCCACATACGAGCACCGGGCTAAACTTGCTAAAGAATCTATGAGATGTATGGAATCATTAGAGCGGGGACGTAACTACTCGTTTACCGCTCTAATTAAAAATGAGCAAGGATATCGCGACATCTGCGAACTAATGACGGCGGCCAACACACGAGAACAGTTCTACTTTGTACCGCGTCTCTCGCTCGAACAGTTGGTTTCTACATATGCCAAAGGCAACATCATCCTGCTTACTTCCGACATCGGTAGCGTGTTCCAACGCAACGATTTTGCAAAAATCATAAGCACACTGATTACAGCGGGTGGAAAAGACAACTTCTATAGTGTGGTTTATCCGCACCCTACCCCATTCTACGACCAGATTAACGTCCGGGCGATGAAAGTCGCCAGCGCATTGAAAATAGAGCCAGTGGCGTTCTATCCCGCTTATTACGAATCGATCGACGATGCAGACATTAAAGACATTGCGCACATGGTTACGAACAACATCAAAATCGACCAGCCGCATCGTCTGCGTATCCCCCACCAGCGAGATAACGCCGTCAATGGTCGCCGCCATCTCCTTGAGGCGCTTAAAGCCTTCTCCGTTCGCATGGATGTGCCGGTAACAGCTGCAATGGCCTCAACAACGCAGGATACCATTATCGATGCCTGCACATGGCGCTGGCATGAATTGCCGCCAGCACTGCCAAAGATGGCAGACGACGAGCCTGCAACGCTTATGAAACTGGCTGTTGCAGGGCTGCGTAAACGTCTTACCACAAAAGAGTTTGGCTACACACCACCTGCTTCTGAGAACAGGGTTTATGTTGAGCGGCTAAAGTACGAAATGGACACGCTGACTCGCCTGGGATTTTGTGGTTACTTCCTGATGGTACGCGATCTGATGAATCATAGTCGTGAAACTGGCATTCCCGTTGGGCCTGGTCGTGGTTCCTCTGCCGGTTCTCTGGTGGCGTGGTGCATAGGCATAACCAACGTCGACCCAATCCGTCACGGTCTTCTGTTTGAGCGTTTCATCAACCCTGAGCGTCTCGACTTGCCGGATGCGGACTTGGACTTCAGCCAGGCACGTCGCCATGAGGTGATCGAGTATCTGAATGAACGCTACGGCGAAGATTACGTTGCGGGTATTCCGAACTTCACCTACCTGGGCGCAGCCTCTGCACTACGTGATACCGCTCGTATTTATGGTGTGGAGTCCGCAGATATGGCGGTATCAAAAGAACTGAAGAACGCTGAGGATGATAGCCTTCCATTGGAAGAACTGCGCGAACAACTGGCAAGTCTCGACAAATACGCAACAAAATATCCTGATGCATTCAATGCAGCCTGCAAGTTACAAAGCCTTATGCGTGGCTTTGGTAGACATGCGGCAGGGATGATCGTAGCAGGTGTTCCTCTGACAGAACGTACACCGGTTGAGCGCCGTGGTGACGCGCGTTGTATCGCATTTGACAAGCGTTACTGCGAGGCTATGGGCCTAATTAAGCTGGACGTGCTTGGCCTGGCAACTCTCGATTTGCTCGATAGTGCAAAACGCTACATAAAAGAGAACACAGGTGAAGATATCAATCTTGATGCCATTTCTCTTGAAGATCGCAAGGTGCTGGATGGTTTTGCTGCTGGGTACACTCAAGGTGTTTTCCAGCTTGAATCAGGCCCAATGCGCAAGCTGCTTAAAGATTTAGGTGGTGGAATTGAGCCAATGAGCTTTAAAACGGTCGTCGCTACAACTGCGCTCTTCCGGCCGGGGCCAATTCAATCAGGCATGTTGGATGACTATGTTTCTGTCGCCAAAGGCTTTATGACGCCGGAATCATTACACCCCGTTCTTGATGAACTTACCGCGGAAACAAATGGCGTGATTCTCTATCAGGAACAGACGATGAACGCGACTCGATTGCTTGCCGGCTTCACAATGGCTGAAGCTGACGCTGTGCGTTCCGCAATCGGTAAGAAGAACATGGAAAAAATGAAGAGCATGGGCGAGAAGTTCATCGTTCAGGCTCAAGCTGGCTGGATAGACGTTGAGCTGGAAGATGGCACTACACAGCGCATTCACCGTGCGGAACATTTTAAATGCGAAGACGGAACTCTGAAAACTGTCGAAGAGGCACTTGAGCACGGCGCAAAACTACCTATAAACGCAGTACGCGTTACAGCGTCACATCCAGGGCTATCAGAGATGAAAGCGAAGGAGATCTGGACCGCATTTGAGAAAAACGGAGCCTATCAGTTCAATAAATCACACTCCGTTGCTTATTCTTTAATCAGTTATCAGTCTATGTGGCTAAAGACGCACTACCCTGCTGAGTTCTTCGCAGCTGCGCTCACCATTCTGGGCGAGGATAAGCATCAGGGGCTGGTGAAGGATGCGCTGACCTATGGCATTCGCGTATTGCCACCAGACGTTAATGTGTCATCTAACCGAATTGAGATCCGCACACTCGAAGACGGCAGTCAGGCACTGTATGCGCCATTCTCTGCTGTGAAAGGCTGTTCTGAAAATGGTTGTCAGGCAATTATGCGTGCGCGTGAGAAAGTTGGTGGCAAATTCGAGTCAGTGGCACAATTCGATGAAGCGGTCGAGAAGCGTGCATGTAACAGTCGTGTACGCGAGTCGCTTCATAAAGTAGGGGCTTTTGCGTCAATTGAGCCAGGCAGTCTTCCAGCAACTGATCCTGAACGACTGCGCGACCAGGCTGAGCTGATGGGCAATCTCATCATTGACGCTGTTAAAGCATCACGTCCGTTCGAAATGAATCCTAAGCGTTCTGCCGAAATCAACGTACTCATGACACGTATGGCGGCTGAAATGGGCTTGGGTGAGGAGTTGATACGCCCGACTATTGGTATTAAACCCAAAATCATGATCATTCTGGACAATGCGAACGGCAATGACGCTCGTACCGGCTACTTCATGGAGAACGGATACGACGACTTTAAGGCAAAACTACTGACAGTTGGAGATCTGCGCATGGGCGATCTTTATGTCACGGGTGTTTGTAAGAAGGTTAAGGACAAAGAGAAAGACTATACCAAAGACGAGATAGGCCAGTTCACAGACTTTATGCGGGAAGAAATTAATCTTGTACGACCAACCTACATTTTGACGTGTGGTAGTCGTTCAACCGCACTATTTAACAATAAGAGTAAACCATCAGATCTGATTGGTCGTAAGGAGTACTTCCCAGAGCTTGATGCAACCGTCTTCTACGGATTTAACCCGAATATCCTGTACTTCCGACCGGAAGAAGGAGAGCGACTGGAGGCCATTCTGGCTGATATCGCGGAGACAATAAATAAGTAATAAAGAAAACCCGCCTGTTGGCGGGTTTATAAAGAATTATGGCGCTTGTTGAGGAAGTCACTCCTCTTACGCACTTTGTTTTGCCATGCCGGCAGTTAGCTTCTGCCTTTGACTATTCATGCGGCAACCCCGCATTTCGCCACAATGGGCAATTCACTTTTATGGAATAAACTGGCCGTTGTGTCGATTTAATTAGCATGGCCTTACCATGCTAATTTATTCAACTTGTACAATCCTGCAAATCTATCCACTCAGGCTTACACCGTCTTCGTTATTGTAGAAATGAGGATCATCAGCGTTGAATCAGCTTAGAGCAATGACATTTGCTGCTGCTGGGCCTTTAGCCCCATTCTCGATAGAGAATTCGACCTGCTGGCCTTCTTCCAAAGTGCGGAAATTATTACTCTGAATTGCCGAAAAATGTACAAAAACATCTTTACTGCCATCAGCAGGAGAAATAAAGCCAAAGCCTTTATCAGAGTTAAACCATTTTACTAAACCAGTCATTTTATTAGACATAGATATTACCTTCTTAATTTTGTGAGCCACATAGTGCGGCGAGAATTTGATCTGTATAGATTGGGACTTACTTAGGCACTTAAGGAGGAGACTCACGAAGAAGGGAAATCAGAAGATAACACTGAACTGAGACTGCTTTACTAAAACTGCTTACATAAGGTCTGTCTTGCAAACCAACGATGCTATTAACGCATACCCCTTCTTTTCATGCAACCTTTATTTTTCAAAGATAACTAATTTTTGTCACCATTGGTTTAGTAAACGTTAACGAACCAGACGATGCCAGACACCTTTACAGAGAACAGATGCCCGCCAATTGGCGGGCATCATTATGCGCATTTCGCAATATCTTTGCGGCGTTTAATCAGTTTCTCCGCAATTTGCTCTATTTCGTTGAAATCTTTCGAGACGCTGTTTCGAAGCGCCAGATTCCATTTACTCAAAGTTCGGGCATTTTGGACAATTTGATCGCCCTCTTTAAGTCGTCCGTTATTCATGAGCCATTCAGCCACATCAGCCCAATCCCAGAGAGGAGACTGGCCTTTTATGCGTTGTACAGGGCAAGGGAAGTCGCCGCTTCCGCGCTTACCGTCTTTGAGCAACGCCACTGCCTGGCGAGACAGGTCTGTCAGTTCCGCGATATCGCTTAAGCCCACAAGAGCCGAGTCGACGGATTCAACAATTGCACCGATACCGGCTGATTCAATATTGTCGACCGCAGATGCGATAGCTGCATCAAGTGATTGTGCTTCGCGGTCAAATTCTACATAGACGGAGTTTCCATATGCGCAAATTAGCGCATCGTCACAGCCGTTTTGGTACAGCGCGTCTTCCAGTCCTTCCGTCTCATACGATACGCCTGAGAGCGTCAGAGTGAAGTTATAAAGCGCCATAGTTTTCCTTTGAAGATAGTTGGACAGTTTCTGCAAAAGGCGGCTAATGCCGCCTTGAAATCATTTACAACGATCAACCATTCGTTTGATCTGTTTGGCATGGTTTTCGGGATTACCCGGAGTCGACCATACGCTCATTTGGTGAGTTTTGTGTTCACCTTCTGGATTACCGCATCGCAGTCTGCAAAAACAATGTGCAGCACCACCAGCTGCTACCCAGATCCAGCCTTTACTTAATGCATAGTCAATGGCTGCTTGAATATGCTTATTCGGATGTTGCTTCATTCGCCTCCGATAATAGTATTCTATTCACAGTGTTGACATCTGTCAACGGCGACTGAATTTCATCCGTTCATGCCACACCCCCATCCATCTCATGTATGTGACCTAAAGATGGTCAGCACAGCTTACCAAAATAAGACAACTAATTATCTTCGGTGATCTCAATATTTTCCCCTGAACAAAGTTGACATGACGCCATAAACCCGTTCTCTGTTTGATATAATTGATACAGATTTTATAAGTAGGAACCTATTAGAGTGAACACTGATATTTTTTCTAAAATCATGGCCGATCTGGAGTTCGACCGCGACAACCTTGAGGAAGTATGGCGTAAACAGCCACGGCTTTTAATGGAGTATGGGTCAAAACTAGCGCAGGCAGATCGAGATGTCGCAGAGGCAAAACTTAACCTTGAAGCTGTTGAAGCAAAGCTATACGACACAGAGCGTAAGAACTTGAGTATGAACGGCATTAAGTTCAACGAGTCTGTACTGGACGCTAAGGTTAAAACAAACCCACAGTATCTGTCTAAACGGCAGAAGTTGGATGAAGCACGGCACATCGCAGACATATACAAACATGCTGTCGCCGCCTTTTCGCATCGCCGAGACATGATCGTTCAGGCGTCAAAGATGGCCATCGTTGAATTAGAGCGATTAGGCTCTGAACGCTTTATTACTCCCCGTTGATTTTTGATAGATAATAAGTAAGTACTGATCTATCATTTAACAGCTCGAAAGAGCCACGAATGAACGAAAGCCCAACGCGCATAGCGCCATCGGCCAAATCACAACAAGGAGAAACACATGTCTAAGACATTACTTGATTTGCTTAACAAAACTCGTGAAGACATTGCCGCCAAACGTGGCAACAACGTTGATCTGACTCGCTTAAAAGACGGCGTCAACTATATCCGCATCTTCCCGAATAAAGACGACCCAAACGGTAAGTTCTTCCAGACTTTCGGTATGCACTACGTTAAGTATCAGAACGAGGAAGGTAAAGAAGCAACCAACGCTTATATTTGTGAGCAACATACTCACGGTCGCGCTTGTCAGCTATGCGAAATGGTTATGGAAGGTCGCGCTCGTCACAAGGGTAACAAAGCAATGGAAGAACGCATCGGTCAAATGCGTGCCACTCCTCGCTACCTGGTCAACGGCATTCTTTCTGCTCGTGAGGATTTCGCAGATGCTGAGAAATGCCAGTTAATCGAGCTGCCGTCTACTGTATTCGATGATATCTGCAAAGCAATCACCGAAGACATCGCTGATGATATCGGCAATCCACTGAGCAAAGAGGAAGGCTACGCATTCCTGATTAAACGTACTGGCTCTGGTCGCGATACCAAATATGACGTCTCGCCTAAGCGTAAAGTCTACAAAGGCGATATCGAAGATAAATTCTGGAACACCCAGCATGATCTGATCGCATACGCAAATCAGGCTGATGAAACTCGTCTTCTGTCGACAGTTCGCACTATGGGTCGTCTGATTGGCATCGCTGCACCAACTGCCGCAGCATCTGCACCAGCAATTTCCTCAACCGCGAAAACATCGGCTGCGGCACTACCTGGATTTGGCTCTGTCACTGGTCATACGGAGGGTGCGACTGCTGTAGCAACCGCTCACACCCCAGCTTCTGAACCAACCAGTCTGGTTGATGAAGAAATCCTCCGTGCCGTTGAAACTGAATTTAAACCAGAAGCAAGTTCCGCTGCCGTTGCCGTATCAGTCAAAGAGTCTGAAGCAGTCGCAGCGACATCTGTAGCAGCCGCATCTGCGACGGAAGACGAAGGTCTGGATGACCTACTGAGAGAGCTGGACTCTCTGTAATCCCATTACGTGACCAGTAAGGCGTCTACGGACGCCTTACTTTTTGGAAGGAATGTACCGGTGAATTATCTCTTCGTAGATGGCAATAGCCTGGGTTATTACCACCAACAATCTGACAAATTGCACAACGGCGAAATGGAAGTACAGGCTGCTTTCGGCTTTGTTAAGAACGTCCGTCGTTATGCCTCCATCCTCCATGCCCGACCTATGATTCTTTGGGATGGATTTAGTGACAAGCGTCGCGACTTTTACCCGGACTACAAAGCAAATCGCGACGACGATCCTGATATGAAAAAGATGAAGGAAGGCTTTGCTATCCAGAAGCCATACATCCTCAAAATGATGACCGCGCTTGGAGTTACCCAACTCATTGCAAAAGATGCAGAAGCGGATGATCTGGCCGGGCTGCTGGTATCCCGCATGGCACCGCAGCCAACCGTTGAACACATCTATCTGTTAACAGGCGATAGCGACTGGCTTCAGTTAGTTCGTGAAAACGTAAGCTGGGTAAGCCTGCGTGAAGACGCCAAAAACAAGCAGGTTAATTTTGAGCAATTTGCGGAGCTGACAGGATTCGCTACTCCTCGCGCATTTTTGGAAGCAAAAGCATTACAAGGGTAAGCGTCAACGGAGCACCGTATTGACGC